ATGAGCAAGCTCTTATGCACACTGATGTTATCCATAATAACCAATAAAAAAAGAACGATTTAAAAAATTAATCGTCCTTTTTTGTCCTGCACAAAATTATGTATTAATCATCTTCCCTGACAAGAATATCTGATAATTTGCAATCTAATGCTTTACATATCAAATCAAGTTGTTCCAGACTAACACGTTCTACCAACTCATGATACAATTCATTAATGGTATTCGGTCTTATTCCGGTTTTTCGTGCAAGTTGTGCTTGGTTCCACCGTAGCTCACCGAGCTTTCGGCTTAGTAAAATTCTAATTGCCATTTTCTGCGTCCCTCTTGCAATAGTATATCACTATTTTGTATGTTGATGTGGCATTTGTTATATTTTATCCATACAATATATATTTTATCATTTTTTGATATTTTGATGTTATCGATTAAAATTTGCGATATTTAATCAAATATTAAATTCTATCACAAAAAGCAACATTGACAATATTACTTTCATAGTGATATACTAAAGAAAAATCAATTTAGAAATATAATGGAGCAATTATCATGGGATATATATTTATTTGCAAAAAATGTGGTGATATAAAATCAATAGATTGGAAAGTAGGTACTCGACATTTAACATGCAATAAATGTGCCGAACCTATGGATTGGTCCAACGCTTTTCCTCCACAATCGGTAATTGATTTTAGGAACACAGTAGATTCATTATTTAAACTTTCAAAAGAACATGACAAGGAAAATTTAGATACTCATTATGATTTTTTAAAAAATCATTTTGATAAATTCGATAAAACACAATTAGATAAATACATAAATCAGTATGAAAAAATTTGTGAAAGGTATCCTGATAACGATGATACTCTGTGGCAAACCATTGATGATGAATTTGCTTATGGAGTAGAAAAATATATGAGCAGTGAACAATTATCAAGTATAATACCAGCAGTAAATACTTGTGCTCAAAATCGATTTAGAAAAGCATATATAATAATGCTAGCCTCTTTGATTGAACAGTTATTTAATGACTATTTTACTGAATTGATTAATTTAAAATTATCTTCTTTTGGAAGCGAGGTATTTTTAGCAAAATACAATACAGCAGGAATTCAATCCGTTATTGATATTACAGATTCCTTTTTGGACGAACCACTAAAAAAACAAATGGATAAGTTTTCAAACGGTTTTTTTGACAGATGGGCAACGTTACGAAATTTGAGAAATAGCATAATACATAGCAATAATAAATATATTACTAAGATTAAGCTTTCAAATATGAATAAATTGATTAAAGAATCATATACAGTTTTTTCTCAATTAAAAAGTAATTTGTATAAAGAAAAAGATTAATTACTACAACTCCAAACTATATACTTACTATGTTCAGTATTGAAAAATAAACAATATCATGGTATAATATACGTGAACAATTATTATAACTTTGGTCAACATATTTTTGTTCGATCTAGCCAAATCGTCTGCTATACGGTTTGGCTTTTCTTTTTATAGATTATTCATCAGATTTTAATTTTCATCAATCCGGCAACAAACTTTACCGCACGATATACAACAACGCATACCCACAATTTTGTATTATTCAAATCAAGATGTGCGTCATCTGTGCCTGATACAATACCATTATCCAAACACCACTGAACAGGCTTATGCGCCCATTCAGGCATGTTATGGTCGATACAGTCATAAATCATTTCTGATTTATCTGCCTTTTTATTGTCTAACTCTTTTATTTTTTCGATAAGTTCCTCATATTGTGACACTGTCAGACCCTCCTCATTTCTTAAAATCGATTTTACTTTTTCCTTAAACGCAATCCAGCCTTCACTGTTATTAGTCGCCCACTGTGCCGGACACTGTTTGTCCCATACGTCATAATGACGTAAAACAAACGTATCAACCGTATCTGCCGTAATACCTATGTATTTACACAATTCAGCGCACAAATATGCGGTATTGTTGATTGTTTTTTCTGACACAATAGAATTACCACTACAACACATTTCAATGGATATGCTGTTTATGTTGCGGCATTCGGCATGTTTATATACCTTTGTGCCGCCCACCGCCCATGCGGCATTATTCAATGCGACTGATTGATAACACTCGGCTTCGTCCATAAAATAATTAGCAGACGAGTCTCTTGCTCCATTGTGAAAAAATGTTGCATTATTTTTGGCTGTGTCCTTTTTATTTCCTGTATAATGAATTACAATGAATTTCACCGCACGACTACTGTATGTATAGTAGTTTGCCGGCGAAGATAGTGTTGATGTATTGATGTCAATACCATTGAACTGCTTTATCGGGAAACCATCAGTTATTGTCCTCATACTTACCACCTCTAACAACGAAATTTTCCCACTTCTTATAAACATCAAAGTATGTTTCGTTCTTATCTCCGTTATGGGTTATTTCGTAATACATACCATCTGAAACAGTTGTGGATGCTAATGCTTTAAAATTCTGCAAAGTTTTGCAACTCCAAACAATATACACATCATCTTCAGTAATTGTTTTATGATCTGTCTTATCTACATGACTGTTAAAATAGTCAACGATTGTTTCTTTTATCAGTTTTATAAATTTTTTATCTGTCATATTTCATTACACCTCTTTCAATTCAATATCTTCCATTACTGCACGTGCTTCCAAAGCCTCCAAATAGTCAGCCATTGCGTTTAGTTGTATGTTGTATGTACTGCGTGGGCACGGTGGGGAAAATTTTAGTTTTCCCTCGTCCCATTCCACTAACATTTTATATAGACTTTTAAATCTATTCACTACTTGATAATATTCCGCCTTGAAACGCTCCTTATAATCTGCGCTATTCATCAGTGCAACGGTATCTTGTAACGTCATATTTTATTCCCCCTTTTCGTTATTCACTTCCGGCAATCCCGTCGCAACTGATGTCAGCAACGACAGTACGCCTGCTAATGCCGCCGCTGACGCAACCATTACCCAGTTGACGTCACCCAGTACGGCGGCCGTACCGATTGTCGCAATCGCTGTCTGTGCAATCGTCTTGATTGCTCTTATTCCTGCCGCTTTAAACCATTCTTTCATAACTCATTACCTCCTCAAAATCCTAACATCTTTACAACGTACCCTATTACAGCACCAACTAATACTGTAATTATTGCACCTACAACTGTTTCATATCGCTTAGTCGGACGTTTCTCTATCTCGTCAACTCGTGATGTAATATCCGAAACATCCTCCCTCATAGCCTTAGTTTCAGTCGCCAAGATATGTACGCTCTCAGTCAACCGGTCAAGGCTATCCAATCTGTGGTGAGCCGACTTCGTGGACTGCTCCACTACGGTCAATCTCTCCCATAGTTCCTTATCATCAACTTCCACTTACTAAGCCCTCCTCATTCTTATTGATTTCTGCCACCAATTCTTTGTAATCATCATCGGTTAAACCGCCTGACAAAACAAGTACATCAAATTTTTCAAGCATTTTTTCTTTGCTCATTTTTCCAACGGCTACAATTTTCTTGCACAATCCATATGAACGTCCGTGTTCCATATTTAGCACCTCCTACTCTGTTATTCCCATTTCCAACATTGCTACCCTTACATCTACGTCAAGCATAAACTCATCTGTGTATTCAGGCAAAGACGCTTCATATGCTTCTTTACTGCCGTATGAAGCAATTTCATTAATTTCTTTGTTAAAATCTTGCGTTTTTACTTCAAGACCACTCATATAGGAATACTGTTCATTATCAAGCTTTACCTTTGATATAAGTTCCAAAAGTTGATGTTTTGGTATAATTTGAGTTTCTAATTCAATTAACCTATCATCATTTACATAATAGTCTTTATCTACAAACTCTTTTTTGTCAATATCTTTGTAGTGACGTATAACTAATTTATAGCTATTTAAACATATTTGATTATTTATTATCGAAAAATTATCAATTATATCCATTATGTCCTCCTTATCCCGTAATCATTGTTCCTGTATTAACACTCCCTGTCGGAAATGATGTATAGGATTGTGAATACTGCATTGCATTGCCTATAAACTGTACTTTATTTGAATTAAAATTCATTTCAGAACGTCCAATAAAAGTATTTCCTATCATTTGAGTTGGGCAAAGTATTTGAAGCTTGTTATTCTCGGACGAACTAACAGCAGTAACCTTATTTATGAAAAAACAACCTTCAATTTTACCAAAAGTCAAATATGTACTTGCCGTATAATTGATAGTACAATCTCTTAATGAACATAACTTTTGCTCTGTGTTTGTGGTGTAGTGACATAATGAATGATTTCTATTTTTCAGAGTAATATCACACTCATCAATAGTCACTTGCCCATTTATAAAATTTGTTCTACCATTACCTTGTCCTGTTAGTTTACTATTTCGTATATATCCTTTTGCGTTAGTGTTATAAATAAAGTTTAAATCATCACCACCTGCACCTTGCGTTGACGAACACTCATTCTGCAATGATATGGAGCTGTCATCTACCTCTATTGTGGTACAATCAATACCACAATAGCATATATAACTTGAGCTACTTCTAATCCAAAAGTCAATATCACTTCCATTTTTCACTTTAAACAAACCAGATGACTTAATAGGTGTACTTCCCAAATTCTGTGCTGTGGTAACATCTAATCTTGAATACACATTATCGAAATATATAGAAGCACCCTCGATACATAATTGTGGCGTTAGCTCCATTGAAATATTCTCAAAATATAATGAATAGTACAATTTTGAGTCAGAAGAACTGCTCCGTGAAGTTATGATACCATTATTACTAAAATTTAATTTAGGTACATCAGTTGCTTGCTCACCAAACAGCTTATTAGCGTGATTACCTCCGTACATATAAATGGGAGCGTCTATTGAATAGTTACCTTTTTTTAAAATTATCCTCGAACCATTTCTCGAAGCATTTATAGCCTCTTGTATTACCTCAACATCAGACTTTCCGTCAATTCCGCACATAAAATCGACATCATTTATTGAAGGAGGTTTTCTGAAACCGTCAACATTAATTGTACCTACTACTATATTGCTGTGGTCGATTTTTCTTTTTTCGAGGATACTTACCCATTCTGTACCGTCATATATAAATTCAACAATTTCACCTGCTTCCCAAGTATTTGGGTATTGTTTGTCGGAGTTGAAACCATCATTATAACCTTTAAAGACACCGTACCCCTTGTATCTGATACTTTTAGCACCTGTATTATTTACATTTAGAGTGGCTTTTGTTCTTGAGTCGTGTGCATATGTAAATTTGATAAACACACGCACACCTGTAACAAGTTTAAAATTCGTTATGGAAACTGTTTTTGCTACTGTACTTCCACTTGTATTGCATACCGCATAAGGTGGTTGTTGCCATACAGGAGCACCACTACCATTACTAATCAAATTATACCCTGCCGTTCCCGCACTCGTTGGAGCATACCACGACTTACTCGCTGACGATGCACCGTTATAGTTCGTTGCCGAGCCGTTCATTGTCAATGTCAATGAATTAGGATTTTGCATTGATGTCGGTTTGTTTGACAGGTCAGTATATGAACCTGTAAACGCTACCGTCTTTAAATCGGCAAAGAATTTCTTTATTTTTCCGAACAATGTGCTTAGCGTTTCACCGCTTACTATATTCGACCGTGTACCCGATTCAGCAAAAGTCGGCTGTTGGTCGTTTGTCGCTACATTTGGTACATTGTCCAATCCCACTTGTGATTTTGTAACACTATGCGGATTAGATTTACTACCAATATGACTGATTAAATCCGCTATCGCTTTCATTATTTTCCCGAACGAAACCGATATTTTTTCGCCGCTTACAATATTACTCAATGTTGAATTTTGCGAATATGTAGGTGTTTGATCGTTCGTTGCCACGTTTGGGACTTTGTCCAATCCAATCTGTTCTGCCGTGACACCATGTGGATTGCTTGTATCTGTGATATGTACATTCAAACTATTCTGTAATTCTTCATCTTCTGTTTTTCTTGTATTGACTTCATCTTCAAATTGCTTTAATGTTGGATATACAAGACTGTCAATATCAACAGTTACATTATTGACATCAGCGACTGTCAACGGAATATTAATGATAAATTCACTTAATGATGTACCGATGATTTTATCGCCGTGGCCATCAAACGCATATCCTATTAATGTTTCCGGATGCTCGTCATCATCAGTACCGTCAGCATTAACCACCTTTGCAAATAACCCTATTTCCATCAAATAAAAAGTTGGCAATATACTACCGCCAACCCTGTTTGAAAATTGTGTCGTTGTAATTATTGTACTGTTCTTTACACTCTTTTTCGATATCGGCAATTCGCCAAGAGGATGTATCAAATCAGTAAGCTCTGTTATATTTTCTGTACTCCTTACACCGTCCCCAAATTTACCTTTTGTAAATTCTATGATTTTTCCTTGCGTAGTTAAAGCAGCATATTCAATACCCGCTTTTGTAGGATAGAATTTTTCCATATTGTCATACCTCCTCTAACGTAATTTCTTTTGATTTTTGAATAATACCGCCAATATATATATCCCCTTTAATAGCCTGTTCATAAAATATATCAAAAACTTTATGAGATTGTTTTATAACTTTTAGTTTTTTCCTAACAGATAATTCATCTACCAGTGACGGAATAGATGAAAGATATATCGCAAATCTATTTTTGCCATAATACTCATCAATTCGTACATCTGTACCTGTCATTGCTGATATTATTTCTTCTATTCTTGCAGGATTCATAGCATTTCGTCTACGACGTTTTTCTATAATATTCTGCCGACGTTGCTCTACGCTCTCACTTTCATTAACAGGTAAGCCCATTGACTGCTCCCATAATGATAAAGACCATGTCGCTGTTTGTGGCAACGTTTGATTTTTGAAATCTTCAACCATTGCCTTAACCTCGTCATTAGACATTCCGATAATCTGAAATAACCATAGTCCGACATAACTGTTACCATATTTATTGGTAACTCGTTGTATTATCTGTTGTCCTATCTCACTGGTTAATATCTGCTCCATTAATTCTGTTGAATACATATACTACACCTACCCGTCTACAAGTCCAACATCAAATTTTATTGTTGTTTCTGATATTGTAGGAATTTGATTTAACATCAGCTGTACATTTGTGTTATTTCCGTTTACAATCAAATTTTTATAATCAGCTACACCCGCGGTATTTGATAAAATAGATGCAATTTTACTATATCGCACTTCACCGTCTTTTATTGCTTGTACAATATATTCAGATATTGACGAAATAAAATTACTCTTTATATCTTCAATTCCAACTGTATTATCCAATTCAATTAAGCCCGAAACACTGATAGCTATAGTTGTTGGTGCTGTAACCTCAAGAATAACTCCGGGCGGTGCAAGCCGTTCGATTGTGGTGGTTTGACCGTCCGTCTTTTTTCCGTCTATCGATAACGGCACTGGTTGCATAATATGATTGTAAACCGCCGCACATAATGTTGTATCTGCAGGTACACCGTTTGAATCAACTATGATAATATTTACAACACCGCTATCATCTTCAACATTCGGATTATCTTCGGGACTGATTACAACAGCCTCACCCACTCCGTCAACTTCCAACGCCCAACGTCTGTAATCGTTATCATTTCCGATAAAAGAATTATCCTGTGACTGGTCATATTCCTTGATACGCTCAATAAAATTTTCATCACTTTCCTCATCATAGCCGCCTGTTGTAGCTGTTTCATTTGTAATACTGGATAAACCGACAATTTTATCACTATTAACAGTGATAGTATTTGCCGGAACATTTCCCGATTTTCCCGCTATAGCCGCAATGATATTAACCGTTACCGTTTTATTATCACCTATTGACACATTTTCTGTTGTAACAAACTCCGTTACACTTTCATCAGCGATTTGTGCAGTAGTAAAAACTGTACCTTTGGGGATATTTACACCTATATTACCTATAATCTTGACACTTCCTGTAGCATGCTGTGCCTTTCGTCTTGCCATGCCTCTGCATGCTCCGTGATAATCTGCATATGTACCATAACTAAATTCGGGCCATATTAATCGTAGTGCATTCAGAATACAAAACTGTGCAAAATATGCGTGTTCATATGCCGTTGGATATGTTAAATTCCAAACATCCGAACCTTCCGACTTGTCAATATCATTTGGCAGATTATCTCTCATTCGCTTATGTATCTTATTGACATCCGCATTTTTTATAAAATCAGGAATAATAAATTGCGACATATTCTCACCCTCCTACCGTAGCTTTTATATCTATCTCGGCATTATCAATGCCTGTTACCGTACATTCCACCTCAACCGCATCGGTATCAATCCAATTAAATGAAAAATCATCTACTGACTTTGCCCTTTTATAATCATCAGCCATTATCGCCTCTGTTATTTCTTTTTTCAGCATAATTTCTTGTGCAGCTTTATCAGGCAATGCCATAATCAAATCTAAATTAATACCAAAATCGGTCGAATATGAGCTATACGCATATCTGTCCGTTGAGATACAATTTTCACACCATTGTTTAAATGCCTCAACACCTGACGCTGAAATTAATCTGTGTTGTCCGTCACGAACAAAATCACCTGTATCATAATCAAATTTCAAGCTACGTTTATATCCGACAGGAGTATTTTGTTTAAGATTATCCAACGGCACCGTCATAATGTTATTTGCTGTCGGAAACAGATTTGCCATAATTAACTCTCCTTTCCTATGTCACTGCTACTTACAATAACAGCAACAACAATAGGATCAACGTCTATCCAACATACCAATACTCTGTCGCCCGCTTTAATACGTTCTATCCCCTCTGTGATAGGAATTTTAACAGTGTGACTATGACCGTCAGATAATGACGTTACAACTTCAATCTCAGGCTTATAGTCTATTGATAATCTCTTATCAATTAAATACTCCCCTTTTGGAATAACGGTATCAAATCTTGTAACCTTAAGCCCAAAATCTGATGTAATCGTACCGTATTCAATTAAAACACTTCTACCTTCATTTACAGCGTTATTCATCTGTGCCTGAAGTGTTCGTCCTAATCTGTCAAACGCATTCATATAACCACTTCCTTATAACTTACTTTCATCCGCAAGTTCAAAATCAATATTCATTTGTCGATTTACTGCATTATGTGTAATACTTGTAACAATATATCGAAAATTCATATCGCCTGCACCTACTTTAACAAGCTCGCCTTTTCGTATCCATGGATTATTTATAGCTGTTACTTCATATGTTTCTTTAGGCTTTCCTTTTTCATCAAGAATATATTGACCTTCATCACGAGCATTTTCATACAAAGAGTCTTCCTTTTCTTTATCTGACTTTTTGTTTGACTTTCCATCTTCTGTATCATCTCTAATGACTTTCTGAAGTGTTCCCCATTTTGCTGTGTCCCCCTCCAAAGTGCCTGTAATAGATACTTTCCCGTCATCATCAGCTTTGCCTGTGAAGATTATTTTTGTAACAACGTCTTCCATTGAAATATTACTTGCGGTAGATATTGCATTTTCGCCACGGTTAATTTCGTAAACACGCTCATTTGCATTGGCTCCGTACCTATCTATGTAGATAATATCCTCTGCACTGCGTATAACATATTTTATACCCGTTTTCTTTTTTACTCGGTCCAAAAGGTCAGTAAACATAGTTGAAATTTTACCTGAAAGAGGTAGTTTCTTATGTTCAATAGATTCATAATTGTATACAATTTCAATGCCCCATTTTGAGCATATATCATTGAATATATCTACTGTTTTCCAACCTGCAGGGTAATAATAGCTATCCTCACTGTTTTGCAGATAAATCAAATTATCATAGCATGTCAAAGATATTATTTTCTTCTGCTTGTTTTGATAATTTTTACGCCATATATACCCTCTGAAAACCTCTCTGCACTCTTCACCGTCATTGGCATATATAAACACCCTATCACACACATTAATTAATTCTGATAACAAATACTCGCCGTTCATACAGTTTACAAGGTTTATCGTTACCTTTTGTGCAAGCTCGTTTTTATTTTCGGTAAGTTTTAAATCCGTTGTCACTGCGTCAACAAATACATCTAATTTATCAGAATTAAGAAAATGAATGCTGTATATCGGTGAAGACTTTGACGCCACTCTTACATAATCCATTAACCCCACTCCTAAAAATCGTACAAAAAAAGCACTATCATAAAAAATAGTGCTATTCTGTTTGTTTAATCTTATATATACTCTTTTGGCAGCCAACCAATGACATATTCACCAACTGGTGTACGTCCTACATCAGAAGATTTATCTGTTATCCTATATCGGCCGAGAATTTCTTTTCCGTCATACAAATAATATGTTCCTGTCACTCTGCCTGCAATACTTTCCGCATCAGACGAAACATATATCGGTGCATTGTTAAGTTCGACTGTTGCACCGGCAGAGTTATCACCAGAAGATGTTCCTGGAATTTTAATAACGGTACCGGGGAATATCCACCAACCTCTTTCCGAGCTACTAAAACCATGCTGTTTTGCGGTGTCCTCGATTACATCTTTGTTTAACTCATAAATTTCTTCCCAACGCAACCCGTCACCGAGATAACATTGTGCGATGCCCCATAATGTATCATTTTCAACTATGGTATATATTGCAGGTGTAGGGTCTTTATCTCTGTCCGTTCCGTCAGCCGAATCAGGTTCGGCATTTGTAACAGTGAATGTCGGTTTAACGCAGTCTGTAAATTCTATATAATAATGATAACTGCCAAATCCGTCTTGATATGTAATATCATAATCCGAAAGATGTACATCCATACAAATCGGTGTACCTGTTATCAAAATCGTAAGTACCGTTTTATTAGCTTTCCACATTGAAAACATACCTTGAAAATTGACAGGCGGTTGCCAAGCACCATTTTGCCAAGGCATATTTGCTTGCATTCTACCGGGTAATATACCATCATCCCACCGAATCGAACGTACACCTGTACCAGTAGGCTCTTGAATAGTACCAAGGTCCATTATGTCATATTCGGCAAAATTTTGTCCACCCGAACGGAATTTTATTTTTTGTGGTGTCCACGGTATTGATAAAACGTCATGTGTACCCTTTTCAATTATAAAAATTATACTCTCACAATTTCTCATTCATTATTACCTCCCGAATTAGCAAATGAGGCAGTTAAATGTCGGTCAATTTCATCTGATATTAACTGTGCTATTTCAGGTGCATGTGCCTTTATCTGTTCAACAACATTGCCGTCCTTAGAACCATCAATATTAAACATTATAGACATTGAACCACTTTCAAAATGCACATTTGCACCACTTGTTGAGCCGCCACCTTGTATTTTCTCATTTTCTATGACATCATTATTAAGTCCTGTCGCATAATGAGGAATGCCACGTCCTGATAAAATATCCTTTGTTTCTGATGATGTAAATACTCTATCTCCCGCTGACAGCGGAGCAAGTACATTACGACCTTCATACATCAAAAATTGACCGTTGTGTTCAACCAATTCGCGAGGATCTGCACTTCCGTCATCATTCAAATATGCCAATCCCTCAGGTGCATTACGAGTACCATGTGCAAAATGTCCAAACGATGCTGTATATACAACCGTTCCATACAATGTAGGTGCTGATGTCGGGAAGCTTCCTGTATAACTTGCACTGCCTGTTATATCAGGTGCTTCTGTCGGATATGTCCCAAGTGTATAATTTGATATACCATTAACAGCCGGTACTTCTTGAGGGTATGTTCCCAATTCGTAGTTTACAATACCCTCAACATTTGCTGATACCGATAGTGCAGATGTATCTCCTGTCAATGCTGATACACTTTCCGTGATAGCTGATGTTAAACTTGATGTATCTATATTCCCCGGAACAACCGTAAAATTAGGATGTAATTCAACACTTTCACCCATACTTGCATTAATAGTATCAGTTATCTTTGTACCTATATCTAACCCGCTAAAATCAGTTTCAGCCAAAGAAGAACTAATGCCATTCATTACACTTTCACCTATCGAAATTTGGCTAAAGTCCATATTATCTGCCGATAGACTTGTACTTATTGCAGACATTAAACTCTCGCCAAAACCCAATTTACCAAAATCCATATTGTCCACTGATAAGCTCTCACTTATAGCTGACATTAAGCTTTCGCCAAAGCCTAATTCTTTAAAATCCATATTATCCGTTGAAAGACTTTCACTGATTGAATCCATAACCGTTTTACCAAGTTCTAAATCCTTTAGTTTTCCGTCTTTAATATTTTCAATACTGCTACTGACAGCATCGAGTACATTCTCTCCTAAATCGTCTGGCAACTCAGTTGATTTTGTATCTTCTTTGGACTGTTCTGTTCCATCGGTTTTGCTTTCTAAAGCCTCTTGTTCCTTGGTGCTATCTTCAACAGCTTGTGCTGCTTTTTCGTCAGTTTCATTCATAGCATCAATTTTTTGGTCTTTATTGTCCTTTATTGCATCTACTGTATTTTTTGCATTTTTTTCGAGTGCATTTTTTGCAGCTTCTGTCGTTTGCTCAATGGCACTTTCTGTATTACCGCCATTTAACAGTTGCCACATATTTGCAAAATCATCACCCATATACTGTTTCATTAAATTATAATCAGTACCAAATGCGTCATTTATAGCCTTAGCAGATTCAGCATTTCCAGACATAAGCATTGCTTCATATTTTCCTTGAGCTGTTTTATCTCCGCCCATAGCACCCATTTGATACATTCCCATCATTTCATCTAAATATTGATTTGGGTTTTGACCATTTTCTTTAGCTGATTGATATTGTTTTTCTGCTTGTTCCAATGCTGGTTGCATTCCTGTATATGCTTCTTTTACTACTTCTTTTGATGCAGAATCTCCCAATTCAAATGAAGTAGACAGTGCTTTTTGAGCATCAGATAAATATTGTCTGCTATATAAAGTTTGTTGGGTAGCATCTTGAATGTCAACGGCATTATTGGATAATTCGCTTGATTCCATTGACTTCTTTAGTGCTTTTTGATATGCTGAATTATTATCATTTAACTGGCTGCTTAATCCCGCATTATGACCGAATGCGTCCACCTTACCATTCCATACATCAGATAAAACTGAGTTGTAATCACTTCCAAACATATCTTGAGCATTGTCTAAAAGCGTTTGCAAATGGCTTTCAGTTCTATCATTGGCAGAACTCCAAAATATATTATTAGCCTCATTAGGATTTTGTCCATTAGCAATAGCTACAGACCTTTTTTCCGCCAAATTAAACATATCATTTGTATATTCTGTTTGAATATCTTTTATAACACTATCATAAGAATTTTTTGACAACATACCGTTTTGTGCCAAATATGAATATGTATCAGCTTTTGTTTGCCCTTCATCCGGAGCAAGTTCTGAAGATGACTGTTGCATACTATGTATAGTCCCAAAAACATAATCACGTTCATCCGGTGAAAAATTACCATCAGACAATGCTATTTCTAAATACTTACCTAATTCCTTTTTCTGCTTTGCAAATGTTTCAAAAGCATTCTTCCATTTATCACTTAATGCCGTTGTATCCCATTGCCCATAACCAAACAAATCATCATTAACCATAAATGCGTTATACATCTCTTGGTTCATTTGTTCTTCAATGTTATCCATATAACTATTAACTTCATCTGCATAAGATGTAAAATATTTTTTAGGAATATTAAATCCCAAATTTCCTTTTATATCGAGTTTACTTCCACTTTCAACAACGCCCAAATAAGACGAATTAGTAGTATCTTGTAATGAATATCCTGTTGTCAATGCTTGTTTATGTGCTTGTGATACTTGTATCTGCCATGAGCCGACCATGTTTTGAGCCACTTTACCCAAATCACTTGCCGACATTGCTATATCACCAAATAATTCATCCAGTCGATCCTGTCTTAATTCTTCAGCCGATTTATGAATTCCAGATATACCGTCAGCAATATCATCACCCCATAGCTGACCAATCAATGCACCTGCTCCGGCTCCAAACAACGTTCCCACTCCAGGAATAAAAGAACCTATTGCTGCTCCAGCTCCCATTAAACCACTTTTTGTCAACCCACGAGTTAAACTGCGTTGCATATCATTGCGATTTCCGCTACTGTATGCATCAACAATATCGCCAAAAGCCTCGGTTGCACCTGAATAGACTGATTGCACACCTAAATATCTTGTTGCCAAACTCTTTCCAAAAGCTTTTATACTGTCTATAGTCTGATTTCCGTCATCATCTCCATAGTCGCCAAGCAGCTTAGTCGTTTTTTCTAGCGCCTTTGTATTCCTATCAATATCTTTTTCCGATGAAACACCGTTATAGTTTTTATCTTCATAACCCCAGACAAGATTTCGCATAGATTCAAGGTCTGCATTTTTAGAATATTTTAATCCATATTCATTCGCAGCGTTTTTTAAGTAATCCAACTCTTCAGCTTCTTCTTTGTAAGCCTCAACATAGCTTATCAGTTCATTAAAGCCCATGCTTTCTCTGTCTATCCCATGTTCATCTGCATAGCTTGCCGAACTATACCATTTATCCAAATCAGCAGAAGCTCTTTTATAAATCTGTGAAGATGATTCTTTTCCAAACTTAACTTCAGACACCTTAATATCATTAGCTTTTTTCTTTATACCATCTATAGCCTTATCAACATTTGATGTATCAGCAGTTAATTTTACCTGTGACACTCCGTCTACAGCAGCATTAGCCTTATCTACTACTCTATCAATGTCAGTAGCTGTTTTTGAGCCATCAACTTTTCTTAATTTACTGTCTATGCTGTCCATAACTTTTGAGGCTTTATCTGTTGCCGTAATATCAACATTAACACTTCTTTTTTCAAGTTTGTCTAATTCCTTATTTACAGTTTTAGCCTTATCCGTTGCGTTGTCTTTTAAATTTGCGGTTATTTCGATTTCTATATTCGACTTTGCCATAGTGTCCTCCTTTCTTCCGAATTTTTGCAATAAAAAAAACGGCTGTTTTACAACCGCTTTTGAATTCATTATTTTACAATTTTTACGTTCTTTATAGTATGGTCATCCATGCTACTGTAATATTTGTATTCCTCCGGAAACATAAAGTTTGATAATCTATATTCTATCACATCATCTGCAAACTCAATATCAATATCGTATGCAGGAACACAATTATTATTCGGCCAATTCACTTTGTCATTTTCAAGAAGATAGTAATTCCCATTGCTTTTATCAATGGCTATATGCAAATTGTATGTTCCATCGTTCCAGCTTTTAGCATTTGAAAATTTTTTTAGAAATTCATCTTCTGATGATATTCCTAAAACCTTATATCTTCCATTTGAATAACACTTAAAATCAACACGCCATATAGGAGCATTTAGTTCTTCATTATCATATGGATAATAATCAACATCCATATGATAGTTTGATGTTTCATAATTTTCGCCTGAAAGTTGACCAATACCATTACCCAGTGCATCTGTAACAGTTTCTCGGGTATCACCCCACTCTATATACTTTTTTGTCTTAGTATCATATATAGCGTCATACCTTATGTCATTACCACCACATGAGCATAAACATCCTATAGTAAAAATAGTTATTAAAAATATGTTTATTTTTTTCATAGCAAAGCCTCCCTTTTACATAATTTTAACAAAGCAAAAAGGATTTGTCAACTTTTTTGTTTTGTAGGAAAGTTTCCTATAACAACCGGCAATTTGCGTTCAGTTATGGCTTTCTTCATAAATGCAAACACCATTTTTCTTTCACCATCTGTCAGCCGCATTATTTCACTTGGAAATGTACGAAATCCCGAATACACAAATATATCATACAAATTCCGCATTAACGGACTGACTTCTATCAGTTTTTTATGTAGTCTTCTTCATCAACGATATCCTCACCGTCAAATCCGCTGAGTTTGAGAACTTCATCAACTATTTTCGACTTTGTGCCCGCATTAAGCAGAATGTCAACGCAGTCCGCATCATCAAAGATATTGAATTTCTGCTTTATGTCATTGTTACCCCAAATTCTCTGTTTATCTTCATCTACCGTAGCCGTATAAATCAGATTGTTATGATATTCAGTTGTACTTCTTTCACCCGAAATCTTAGGGTATTTCGGTCCGGCCGGATTAGGAATTTGCTTTGTTGCCTTTTTTGCCGCCGCTTGTATTTCACTTTGCGATAATCCTCTTATTCTGAATGAAAATAGGGTTTCACCACTTTGCTTTTTTACAAATATTTTCTTTATGCTATCTTCGTTGCCTGTTTTATAATCTGCCGCCTCAAGCAATGCCTTGACAAGACTTTTTTCGTCCTGTTCAAAGTTGGTTGAAGACTCAAGACCTGTTACATTTGTACTTTCTTTATTTGCCATTTCCATTACCTCCGCATATATAAATTAAAAATTTTCATAACTTTAAAATGGCTCGTTCTCTCAAACCAAGAACGAGCCATTTTATGTGATTAGTTGTAAAGTTGCTTTGCTGCCATTTCAGAAATCATCTTCGGAATAGAATTTAATCTAAACGAATGTGCTCTCTTAATCACATCACCTGGAGTTAAACTCATTAGGTCAAAAGCTCCGTTTGGTATAGCATTGTTAAATGTTATACGTTCTTCACTGCTGCCATCAGGCTTAATAGATACCCCTTGAAAATTGAATACAGGAAAATATCCATTTTGTATCGCCTTAAGCAGTGGTGCCATTATAACATCATCTCTGATTACCGCCTCTGTGTATGTCAAATCAAATGTCACACCTGTCGGAACCGTTCCCACCAAAATTGAACCAACACCTTGATATTCAGTTGTGTTTGCATTCATTGCAACTTTAAACTCGTTAATTTCTGCAAGGAACGTATTAACGCCATTAACTTCGACAAATAATTTTCCGTCTTTACCTGTCATTAATTCAGTTGTATCTAATGTACTGTTGTTTCCAACTGCCATTTTTCTTACCTCCAATCATTAAGAATTTTCACTGTATTTCCATTTGTAATGAATGAAAATACGCTCTAATGTATCAACGTCAACCGCATTGACTACGAAATAGCCATAATCGGCGCCGTAACCCTTATTTGTATCGAGCTTAAATGTAGGGTCAATAAGCTTGCCCTCGTCAGCCATAGTATCAAGCACGACTTGACCACGTTGGATAACATTTGCAATACCGTCTTTTGTACCATTAACTTTTCCGATTAATTTATCCATTTCACAGTCCAAGCGATAGAATGTTTCATGTCTTACTTTAGCTCGTTTGATTTTCTTCCAGCCGTTATCCTGTTTTTCTTCATCAGGATTAATCAGTGTATTAACACCGCTGTCAAAAACAACCTTGCCGTCTGAATTAACAGATAGTAATAACAATCCGTTTCTTACCGCATTTTCGTATTGGCTGTTCTTTAGTCGTTCTGTAAGTTTTGCCGCACCTGGCATTTCTGTACGAACGATACTTTTACTTGATGGCGTTGCAGCTATAACACCTGCCGCTTTGGCTATTGCCTCAGGTCCGCTGACAGTTTCACCGTCAGAATTGATAAAATCGCTTGCAAAATAAACAATAGGATAATTGTCTATCTTAGATGCATTCTCCATTCTCTTGTTTATATCTAGACTGCCCTTATCACCTATAACGGCAATAGCAAGATTACCGTCTTTAAATGAGGTATTGATATACTCTATCAATAATGCTTGTACATCCGCATCGACTGTATCCAATGCGATTGTGTTGTAGTAATACGGCTCAAATGCTTCAAATGCCGTACTATAATCGGCTGTTGTGACAGTGGGATTTTCGCCACCCTCAAACGGTTGCTGTGAAACGTCTGTAATAGCGTCTGTAACACCGTCTTCAGCCTTTGCAGAAATGTAATTACTATCTTTAACGGCTTTTTCCAAAGCTTGAGGCTCGCCTGCACCAGAGGCAAATGTGATTGTTTCAACCTCTTTTGCACCGTCATAAATTACAAGTTCTCTTGTACTCTCTGCACCCAACTTATCTCGTACTGATACAGTAAATTCATGCGTTCCAGGATATTTAAGTGTCAATGTAACTGCCTTTGTTTCATTCGACTTTAGCTCAATCTTGCCGCTCTTACCACCTGTTCCTAAACGAACTAAGTACAACTTATCTAAGCCGCCATCCATATAAGCCTCTGCCACACTCATTGTACCGCCTGTGCCATATGTATTTTTCATAGTAACATCAGACGTTCCAATTTCATGAATAGTGACTTCATTCAGCGGTCCCCAATCAGATTTAATAGGCAACACACCTATACCGTCTAAAGCGGACGCTACAGTATTATTTACATTACCGTTACTTGAACGTCTGTAAACACCGGCACGAGGGTACTCCTTACCGTCTTCATAAACATATCCCATGCTTATTTTACCTCCTTGTTTTTAAATTTTGATACAATTTCTTTAGCTTCTTCCAAAGTAAATAAATCCTTGTCTGCCCTTGAAAGCGCTGTACGAATAATAACATTATTCGCATTAAATTCATTTTCTGCCTTTGATAATTCATCAACGGTATATCTTGATACAGATGATGTTTTTACCTTTGCAGAGTTCTTTTCAGCTGGCACATCTGCTGTTTTTTCATCTTTTACAGTTTTGGTTGCCATAAGATTACCTCCTTATACAAAAAAGAACGCCTTTAAATAAGACGTTCTTAATCATTTATTTTAATATGTTTCAATAATTCTGAATCAGGCTCTTTGCGCAATACGCAATAATCGCCTTCAACAGATAATTGACCGACTCTTAATTCATCAGCTCCAGGCTGAAGTTGATTGTTATTATCAACACGCATCCATGTTCCATCAGGAAATTGTAATACCTTTTTTTGATTTAGCTTAGTACACATCATACTCGCAATAGCATTAGAAACAGCTATATCTTCTGTAAAGATATGAGCATTCATTACAGCAGTGTACCAATCACCTGCATACATGCTAGGTATTCGTTCACAATTACCTACCTTTGATTTTCGCCAGTACACCGCAGGAATATCCTTTTGAGGTTTCCATACGGTCGGAATATCTTCATCATATCCTATCAGTTTTACATCGGGTAGTAATTTTCGTGTCCATTCATTAACCAGTTTAATCGGATCAGGCTCGCAGGTTTGTTGATTAGGAAACGCAAGTAGTGTAAACAATACCGCCGCAACGGTTATTTTTTTGTCCGCAACATCAACGTATCGTGTAGAATTCCATTTCGCAAGAATGGTTGTTTCCGACTTACCGCTAAAGAAATAGCCGTCTACATTTGTTTTGACCGTTTCTGCTATTGCTTCAATCTCTGATGTGTCTTGTAAATACACATCAATTTCTACTGTACCACTGATTTTACGTTCTGTGTCGGATTGCATATTTGCAAAAAATACAATTCGTCCATATTGTACGTTATCGTTCCATAAATCAGACATATCGTCAGGGGCTGTCTGATTAAAAATCGCAGGCTCATCATCATATTTAGTTAAATATGATGTTATATCGGAACATTTCCTTAGATGATTATTTAAAATTTCTTCAAACATAAATCTTTCTCCTTTAATATAGTTCACTGTATATTGCAATAGCTTGCGGCAATGCGTCTTCTGCAATACGGTCACAGTGTGGTCTTGCTGCCATCTTACTTGTACCGTCTTCCAAAAACGGACCGTACAAACAATCACTTGTTACTTTCGCTGTAAATGACATTCCGTTGCTTTCTGTTGATGAAACAAAAGAATTACGGTAATTTCCCGTTCTCACTCCCGGTGGTTGACCTGGAGCAGATACACCGCCGCCTGCCATCACATTAAAAACAGAATTTCGCAATGCACTTGATACTCGTGCAGTTCTTCCCGGCAACTGTGCTTTTATCTTATCAAGTTCAGCTTGAACAATAATTTCAATGCTAATCATTTTATATCAAACCTTTCCTCAACATAATAAATCATAGATACATTAAGGCTACCTGCATTATCTACGCCCTGAACATAAAATTTACGTCCGTCTGGGAACACAAGATAATCGGTAGCCTTTGCTTTTACCGTTGCTCCATATTGTACAACTGTATGTGTTATAGGGTGCTGATTTTGCCGCCATTCTTCTTTTTCGCGTTGACTTGCCTCGGCAGCAATACCCAAAAATGCTTGTTCGGCAGGTTGGTATCCTACTTCTGTCACACGTCCGCTGGCTGTTTTCCCATGTCTTTTTATATAAATTTCTACCTCTTGAAATCCATATCCAGGTACAATATTTGCTGTGAACATAATTACTCGCCCTTTCTGCTGTTACTGTGCATATCCTCATAAAAATACGGTGGTCTTACCTGTCCGTAATCATTTCCCGATACGGGCGGAACAGAAATACTTGCTTCATTCTTCAATCGGTTATAGAGGTCTTTCCATACCTCTACTCTACTTGAAAAATCATACGACACAGGACCTATTTTTGTAGTGCAAGAGTGTGCAAACTTCATTAGAATAGCTTCCAACGCTGCTAATTTAGCACGTTTCCAATGTCTGTTCATATCCAAAACCGCTTGATACTCCTCATCCGACAAAGCCGCTGTCAACTCTGCCGGATTGAATGTTGTATCTCCCAGTTCAAACCTCAATCGGTCAACTCCGTTTTCCGTAATTGCATTGGGATTATATGAGTATCTCGGCATTACTCATCACCGCCACTATCTTCTTCCTGCTCTGTTGTATGCTTTGAAATTGCCGCTAAAACGGTTTTTCTCGTATCAACTGCGCCTAATACGTCACATACAGAATCACTGTTAATATTCTTTATATATTCCGCCGCATCTGTGGCCGACATTTGAAGTACACGGAAAATTTCTGTTACATCGTCCGCAGTACAATTAATGCTTTTTCCGTCTTGTGATAAAATCGGTATCGATACAACAAATTGTATCGGTTCAACCATTTCCTCTGCATTAATAGGTAACTCGCATAGGATACCGTATCTAACCAGCTTTAACCCCTCATATGCGGACAATTCATCAGGCTGAATTATATCACCTTTGTTATAGTTTTTACCGCCAATACGGCAAGATTTAAGTGCTGTGTATCTCATATATTAGTCACACCCCTTAAATCAGTTTTCAGGGGTAACGGCATTTTGGAAATAGATACCCAAGTCCTTGCATACTACTTTCATATCCTGCGAAATCATACCGCCGATGTAATGAGAATACGTTCCCTTATCACCTTCCCATTCAATGATAGGAAGAATATTTCCTGTGCCCATATCCCAACGGAATGTATATCCGGCAGTTGCCTCATCAATCATTGGTGTTGGTGTAGCGTATGCCAAAAGCATTGCATTTTCATCGCAGATAAAACCTGTATTTTCTTCTTCACCAAGATTTGCACTGTTCCATATAGCGTCAAATACGACAACCTCATCTACCCCCAAAATAGCAGCCAATGATTTTGTAGTAACCATTGCAGGTGAAGCAGTGTTCCCGCCATAAATAACACGATTCATTATGTCGGGGTGATTAATTAGTGCATCAAATACACGCTGTCCCAATCCAAGTTTATTAGGTTTTCTTCCTGTAGACTTCTTCATCGCAGTAATGCAATCGGATATAAACTTGATAGGATTTGAATTATCATTGTCAAACGATACAAAATCAGTAGAACCTGAGCTTACCGATACACCGCCAGTTAAATCAGCACCCCATACACCTTTTTTAAAGTATTTTTGTGCAAATACCTTGTTTTGATGAATAAATATCTGTTCAGCAATAACCCTCGCTTTGTTTTGACGTAATTGCATTATTCCTTTAGCTCCCATACGTGCTACATCTGATTGGATAATATCATCATAACCCAAAATAATTTGTTCAGGCACACACTTATAATCGTCAGTTTCGTAACCGATAACGGTAGGATCTACTTTACCTAAAATAGGCTTAGGGCTTACATTATCTCTTAACAAATCTGCTTTTGAAAATTGATAATATGACGCTCTTGAAAGTTGCACAGGCACTTCTGGGAAGAAAGACGTTGCTCCGCCACTCTTGCCCTGAAAATACGCTGTACTGATACTTGTAAGTGGAACATTAATAGGTGTTTTACCCTTTCTTATTCTATCAAAAACTTCTGTACCCATTATTTAGCCTCCTTTTTGTAGTAGTCAACTCTTTTGACTGTTCCCATTGCATTTGCATTACAATCATTCATTGCTATTGCACACACAAAATCACCCGCCTCAGCGGCAACTAATGTACCGTCCGAACCGGGTGTTAATTCTGTTCCGGCTGTTACTGTGGCACTTATAGCCGCAATACCAACAGCAAATATTTGATATGTAACATTATCGCCCTTCGAAACGTCTGCCTCATTGTCAATAGTAACAATACCGATAGGCATTTCCCCTTTGGTGTTACAAAATTCCAATAAACCGTCACTGTTCAACTTAACGGCTTTACCGGCGACGTTTTCCATATCGTTAGCTACAATACCCACACGAGTAGCTGATGTATTAATTCCGTTTGTCATATACTGCTTTGCCATTAATACCAACCTCCAATCTCATCATCATAGTCTTTCATAAGCTCAGGGTGTGTTTCCCATGTTTTTGCCATAGCTTCTGTATCACTCATATTCGGATTTGACTTTTTGATTTCATCAGCAATAGCACGAGCCTTGGCAATGGTAGTAGAGCCTGCCACATCAGAATGACCACTCTTGCCGATTTCAGTAAATGCACCCGACTTTTCTACTGCCTCAACCGCCGTATCCAATACACCAATCATATCTTGATATGCTGTACCGCCTGCGGCTTTTAGGCTCTTTAGTGTAGGTATAAGTTCTTCGGACTTTTTGCCTATAACTTCATACTTTTTTGCAATAGCCGTAAGTTCTCTTTCTTCCGACTCGTCACGAGCTTTTCTTAAACTTTTAAGTTCGGCCGCAACTGCCGGATGAAGTCCCTTATAAATATCTTCCGGATCATGATTTATCGGTTCACCCTTAATCTTCTTAACGTCCTTGTCGTCTTTATTGTCATTTTTGCCATTGTCATCATCTTCAGGCTTCGTTATACCAGCCTTATTAACGATAGCCTCCAACTGCTTCTTTTCTTCATCAGTTAGCTTATCCTTATCAATATCTTCAATTTTCATATCATTATCAGCTCCTTCATTATTACTTTTTAATATACCGAGTGTTTCTGCCTTTAATGCCTTCACAATCGTGGCTGTTTGTGGTTCTTCCGAACCTGTCGCAACATAGTCACTTACACTGCCGCCGCTCCATTTTTCTGTTGAAAGTGTAGCGGCACCGTAAAATTCTTCAAGACTTTTATCCATTGCAGATTTTTTATCTGTAACGTTATCATCTCTAAGAATTGAAATAAGACTACTACTTAGCGATTCTGTGTATTGCCATATTTGCCTAACTACATCGTCCAATTTAATATCCTTTAATTTTGCAGCAAAACTTTCAGCCTCACCGCTCTTTCTTATAGGAGTTTTAGACTTGTACATTGTAACAAATGCGTCAGGATTGGCACCCTCCGGCACTAAATCAACCTTTGTAATATTCAAATTTTTCAACTTATTCGGCATTACTCTCTACCTCCTCTCTGATAGCCTCACCCTCAATACTGAACATTGAGTATGTACCATCTTTGACTTTTTCCCACACGCTTTCATCCGTCACATGAAAACCTATCCACCAACCGTCAGCTAATGCATCTTCAGGCAGACCTAATGCTTTGAGTTTTTCTTTGGTGAACACCATGCTTTCAATCATTGTGGCTACACCGCCACGTTCATGAAGTTCGCCACCGTCACCGTAAAACTCAACATAGTGATAAACCGCTTTTTCAAGTTCGTCAATATCAATAATATCTTCCTGCCAATCGGTGATTTTTTCGCCGTCGGCACGAGCCGATACATTCGCCCATCCAAATACCAGGTGTTGTTCTTCATATGATTTCTGTACATTAAAACGTGCCTTTACTACCTTTTCAGGTTCATCCCTTGCCTTGTGAATGATGTAATCATTAAAGCTTTTCAATTTAATCAACCTCCTAAATTTCAGTATAAAAAAACACGTTGATTTACAACCAACGTGTTAATTTATAAATTTCATTTTTAAACATTATTCAATTTCAATTTCATCCGCTATATCACTTAATGAACGTCCATCAAAAATGGTATCATTCATTAAATCATCTATATCCGAATATATCTTCACAATGTCATTATAACCCACTTCAAATTTAGTCCTACTCCATGGATTGATACAACAAGTCTTATTGTCATATTCGAATACCACATCTTGTACAAGCGATAATATTAAATTTTTTATTTCTTCTGAATTTAATTTCATAAAATATCACCATTGACCTTTCTTTCCGAATCCGTTATGTCTCGAGTTCTTCGTTCTTCCAAAGTTCCGTCTTTCCACTTGTATGTATGAATATGTTCTCCGTTTTTACCATATGGATGTTGTTTTGGATTGCCGTGATCCGTAGGATGAATTTGTTTTACCATATATCCGTCTTTGTCATATATTGTACGTTCTATATGTCCATCCGATTTTTCTAAATCTAACACTGCATATGGCTTTAATTGTCTTGGAACAGAGCCACCTTTTCTATGGTTGGTTGCTATAAATGTTCCATCAGTCGAATATTTATAGCCACTTCGTTCAGACTTTGTAACTCTATATGCAGCCTTTAATTTGTCCCATTCCTCTTTATTATTATACTTTAATTTTTGGAAATCTTCAAGAGTTTTAGGGACATTTTCAGTCCCAAGCTGTTTTTTATATTCTGCATATTGCGATTTATCGGCATAATAATTAACACATGCTTTCTTTTCCGCCTCGCTCATACTGTCCCATTTGTTTGGAACACTCGGTATTTTATTATTGTCACCTGTGAAAAATTCTTCGCCACAACAACAATTTGTATGTACCGGCGGTGCCATTATCTCAGGACCGTTATATTTAATATCGGACGGTACATTATATGGTTTATCAAATGGTACTGCCTGTCCGTTCAATGCAACGCAAATCGGGCAAACATTGTCATTGTTTGATGTTACCCAACGTCTATATACATTCTGCATATATCTATGTTCTATCGCCCATTGTATGTACGCTCTGGTTGCCTGATTATGTGCTGTAACAATTTCAGTTCGTGCTATATCTTTTGCCCGTTTGGTCCGTTGTTTGTCTGCCATCCGTCTTGCCGCCTTTGCAGCTCTGCTGTTAATTTCATAATCAGTTAATTTAGGATTATTCTCACGCAGAGTATTCCGCATATTTTCATAATAGCGGGTATTCTGATTAAGCTGTCGCTCTGTTAATCCTACCGTATCTTTTATTCTACGGGCGGCAAAATACGGTGTATCACCTTGTTGTAATGCAGTATTTATAATGCTTTTAACATTTTCTCTCTGTGTATCATTGATATTTGCAATAAGATTACCCGCTCTTTCATCACACCATTTGGTGTAAAATGCAGAATAATCAAACTGACTATCTTCATTATTTTCGTTATCATCATCTGATATTTCGGTATTGATACTTATCAAGTCTTTATTATCTTCATATGCGGTTTCAAATCTTTCTTCGCCAACATGCTCTAAGGTTGGTGTCAATGTTTCATTTTCAAAATCACGCAGATTGGAATCAAACGGTGCATGTACATCTTCTACGCTCTCATTACCGCTCATGACTTCATCTGCTGTTTCTTCATCTATGTTATAGTCATCCCATAAAAATAATAATGCCAATGTTATCGGAGTTTCGTATTTATTCAACATATTACGAATACGTTGTAGCGCATTTTCACCTTTTTTACTTCTATCGGGTTTGCGTATTTTTTCAAATATTCTCCTTGCTTTTCTGAATGTAAACATATATTATTCCTCTTTGAATTCACTCTTTTCGGGTGCCGTCCCTCCATTACCTGAGTAATCTGCACGTTCAGGCAGCTTTGCGGCATCACGAAGATAATCTTCAAGCTGTTCATCAGGTGATATAAATCCTGCACTTGAAACTTTTTGTATAAAGTCACCAAGCTCACCGATATTTCTATTTTCAATTTCGCCATGAATTATCGTTGGATAATCAGTAATATCTTTAAATGCCTCACCATTCATATCTATTAAATCGGGAATAGCTTTATTGTTAAACACTTCTGCTATCATATCAAGATACGCACCGATTGCCACTGAAAACATCTGCGACTTGTCACTGCCGAGATTATATGTTCCTGTACTCTGATGTCCAAGCAATATAAAATCTGCAAGTACCGTCATTGCAATTCGTGTATCATATCGTTCAATAATAGCATTTGTATCAAAATTACGCTTGCCACCGCTCGTGAGTAGCTCTAACTTCCACCCTTCAGGTTTTACAACTCCCTCCAATGAATCGCGACGTATACTTTTAACATATCGTTCCGCTTCACGTCTTGCACTGACCATGTTTTTATCATCATTATCCCATATATCAACACCTTCAGGCGCGGTCATTACAGGTAAACCTGCCAAATCACGTTCAATTCCTATACCCTCAATTTCTTGTATTCGCTTTTTAAAGTACCAAGAGCGGTACGAATTACGCAATATACTGCGTCCTTCGGGGTTTCCTTTACTGCTTTTCGTACGGAATAGCAATAATTTATTTGCAGGAATTGTGATTAAATCAAACTTCGGCGGTGGCATTTGCGTTAATCCCAACAGATTATCATTATCATCATATTCCCATCTGTACAAAGTTTCCTGTGAACGTATCGGTAACTTCTGCCACCCTATTCGACCGTCATTATATTTACTGTTCAGACGAATATCTTTTTTACGTCCCATTCGACGCTTATATACAATTTCGTGAGCACTCCATCCGTATGTCAACATAGACAATATTTCTGATATTGTGTCAATCCACGTTTCAGTCATATCATTCATACATTGCCACACAAAATCAGCCGCTTCCTCATCCGCTGGAGTATTGCCGCCTGGTTGAGTGTCCCATGAACAACCTCGTATTAGCATATCAACCGCAAATAAAATAGCTCCAACTACATCATCATTGTCAGCCATTTCACGATATGTTTCTATACCCTTTTTTCCTTGCAGTTCCGGTAAGAATTCCTCGTAAAAAATTCCGCCTGTACGCTTTTGACCTGCACGACCAAATTCTTTCATGTAACCCATATTTCAGTCACCTCATCATCCATTCGCTTTCTTTTTTCAGACCGTCACTGATATTTGGCATACTGCCTGTGTATTTCTTTATCTTTCCAAGATATACCGATAATGCGGCGGCATCTCCTCTGTCAGGTGATTTTAATCCTCGTTTTTTCATTTCGTCTTTGCCCTCAATCTCAATCTTTCCGTTTGAAGCTATTCTATATTTTCGTGTTGAAAGCTGTGCTACTGTATCAGCGTCATCTTCCAATTCAATTTCTTTATGTTCGATTAATTCTTTCAGGCACGCCCACATATGTGTTGTAAGGTCATTATAATACTCTGCCGCCTCTTTACCTGCCTTTGTATCAGTTTCAATTTTTTCAGCAGCATTAATAGGAACAATGGCTAATCTATATAGCTGTTGTTCCTTTTTGACTTCTTTTAATCTATCCGTCACGCCGCCGCCTAAGCCCGTATCATCAATGTTGACATATATTTTCCCTCTGTATTCGGGAAATTCATTGATTGTTTTTTTATATATTCTTATAACGTCACCAGCAGTCGCCATCAAATCTTGACCTTTACGCTCGGCCATAATTTTTAATCTTCCTTGCGCATTACGATATATAATAGTTTCGTCATTTCCGAAACGAGCTATATCCACACCTAATATAATATTGGGTAATTTATTGTTGTCGGGAAGTTCATACAACTTACTGCTGCACTGTTCAATTATAGAGAGCGGTATAAATACATCATCTTCTTGTGTCGGGAATTCACCATATACACGAACACGAACAACATTGCTGTCCTTGCCGTATTTCTTTTTCAGATTTTCTATATTCTTTTTATTTACTCGTGCCACATTTTCGGAATTGACTGTATGACATTTATATAGCGCTCTGTCTACTGTGTGGCTGTCATAAAATACACCTGAAGTCTTTGTTGGATTTCCTAACATCAACAACTTGTTGTTTTCACCCGACAATGTACCAAGTATAGCTTCCATAATAGCGTCCGCAACACCAGAAGCCTCATCTACTATGAACAACATATTGTCTTCGTGAAAACCTTGCATATTTTCGGGTTTGGTTGCCGTTTTTGCCACCGCAAACCACCGCTTATCGTGACCTTTCATATAAACGTATGTCTTGGTCCATTTCAGTATCTTTTTCAGCACAGGTGATTTTTCTTGCCATTTTGCAACTTCTGACCACAACACATCATTCAGTTGTTGCTTGGTTGGAGCCGTTGCAACTATTCTCGGATATGAAAAACAGCTTAAAAACCACAATAGTATTATCGCTGTTATAGCTGTCTTTCCCACACCCTGCCCCGATTTTACAGTAATGCGATTATCGGTAACTATATCGCAAAACACATCATTTTGCCATTTGTCCGGTATGAATTTGAACATTTCCCATGCAAATAGTTTTATATTTTTCCTGTAAAGAGGAATACGCTTTTGAAATATCTCAATCATTTTAGTCATCATCCTCACATCCCTCTACTGCTTTTATCCAATCATCTATTAATTCACTGTCGCCATCCGTTGCCTTTTCTGCTCGAATTTTAGATAATGCTTCAAGCGTTTTGATTTTCAGTTTTTGCACCCGAGTTAATTCGGATTCTATTATTTGCATTTGTTCTACTGCGTCAACCTTTGTTTGTTGTGCCGTAACCGTTTGATGTTGTTTGCTACTGATACATTTTCCGAATGCGTTACTTTCTTTAGTCAACACCCGTATATCTTCTTTCAAAATCATTCCGTCAGGCGAATTTTTCAACAATTCATTATATCGTGCCAATAATGCCATATAACGCCGCTCTCGCAAAGTAGCTAATTTCAATGTTTCAATTAACATAAATTCTTCGTCTGTCGGCATATCTGCCATCATTGCACGTTCCTCATCACTGATATTCTTCCAATATTCACTGGCATAGGTTGCATTTTTCAATGCATTGTTATTACCTATCTGACCGCCTCTATGACGTGTTTCTGATTTATCCGAACGTTCGCTTTTATTATCCGAACGCTCGTTTTGTTTTTTTTTAGAATTTCCATCCCAATGGTATGTACTTTTCCATCTTCGGACAGTACCCGGCGGCACGTCAAGTTTTCTTGCTATATCCACGAGTTTCATACCGTCATGATACATAGCCTCTGCTTTCGCTGCTTTTTCATTAGGCACTCGTGCCACCTTAGACACCTCCCTATAATTCGTTCCTTAATTTTTGCATTTTCTTCGTCTTGTGAAGAAATAAAAAAACGGCGTATCTAATGCCGCTAAAATCAATTTAATTAAGTATTGAGCAAATATCATAAGTATTATATTATCAACTACACCGTAAAAAGCTATAGCTATGAAGATAACAGTATCTATAAGTTGACTGCTCATTGTACTTGCATTGTTTCTTAACCATTTATACTTTCCGTTCGTCTTATTCTTTAACCAATGAAATGAAATAACATCCATTGTCTGACTTACTGCAAATGCTCCAAGGCTTGCGAACGTCATTCTTGTTCCTTGATTTAATACTGCTGTCAAACACTCTTGCAAATGAGTTGTTTGCGATAATGTCGGTATTTTCAATGATAAATACCCTAATATCAAAAAGCCGATTTGAACAATTATACCTACTTTAACGCAATCGTTCGCCTCTTTCTTTCCCCATATTTCACCGATAATATCAGTTGTCAAGAATGTGAGTGGATATGTTACTATCGCACCCGCAACGGTTAATCCTAAGACGCTTATAAGCTTACCACCGAATAAGTTGGACGTTATAAGCCCTAAGCAAAATATTCCTGTTAATAGTGTTAAATTAAATGTATTCTTTTTCATAATCAATTCACTCCATCCATATATTTTTGAAATTTTGTCCACTCTATCATATTATGAGCTACCAATCGTGGTAAATCTACTTTATGCCCTTTTTTCTCTAACTGCCGAGTTTTCATATACCCATTTTTGAAAAAGTGTATTTGTTGTCCTCTTGTGGCCGACACTACCCAGCTTGCGCTGTCTACACTGTAAAACTTGTAATTTTTCAATTCTCGTGTTTTCGTGAAACCTAAGCCATGTACCTTTACACCACGATAATACGCATATTCAACCAATCGTCGTATTAATTCATATTCCTGCTTCTTTACATGAAATACTAATCCGCCTATCGCTATATATGAGTATTTTTTGCACATCCGTTTCCAGTATTCAACGCCCCTGCCTTTATGCCACACAGGAATACATTGATAACCTATTGCGCTCTCCATCTTGTTCCGCCAAAACTCAACGCGATCAAGACCAAAAATATTATCAACATCGATTTCAAAATAATGTTTGATTTTATAATTGATTATGAATTTTATATATTTGTCAATATAACTATCCATTTGCGACAATGTCACCTTTGCACCGTTCATATATGAAAACGCTCCGCTATCAAGTAAAAAATTATCATTTCCTACAATGCTCATAGCCTCAAGACATGATTTTTCACCATTGAAAAATGTTTCAAGTATATATCTCGGCCGACATATTTTAACCGTCTTATCCCTTAATTCCTTTGACATACCCGACCCGGTGGACGCAAGAAATACTCTCATGGTTCAAACACCTCACCGCATTTAGGACACGTTGTTGTCTTTTTATGATGTTCCCTCACTATTTCCGTATCCTTTAAAAAATCATCATCGGAAACATTTAATTCTACATCATCTAATTCTGGGAATTTATACAGTCCAATGTCTATGTCAATAGCCTTTAGTTCTTCCTGTAGTTTTTCAAAATCCCATGTTGCAAATTCAGATGTTTTATTTTCAATCAATCGAAATGCTTTTATTTGCTCATCTGTGAGTTCATCTGCTATAATACATGGTACTTTGTCAAGTTGTAACAGTTTAGACGCTTTTAAACGGGTTTCTCCTGCTATAATCACGTCATTCGTATCAATTACTATTGGCACTAAAAAACCGAACTCTTTAATTGATTCTGCCACTTTTTCAACCGCATTTTCATTGTGTCTTGGATTGTTTTCATAACATTTTAATGCACTGACACTGCGCATAACTATCGTACTTTCCATATACATCCTCCTAATTTTATAAATGTGTTAGGAGGGAGCATATATTTTAAATTCCCCTTTCCGGCAATAAAAAAATCCACTTATTCGCAAATTGAATAAATGGATTTTTAAAATTATTTTAGAATTTTACTAATACTATTTTATCATGTTCATATAGCCACGTCAATGCCCTGTTTGTGCCCTAATTAATACTGTCAATTCCGAATAGCAATACACTTAATTCCTTGCAGGCAGCATCTATATCCTTGTACACTGTCCGTTTATCAATGAAATACATCTCTGCAATCTGTTCTTTTGAATAAACTGTATCTGATATATACATATCATACAGCACTTTGCTACGGCGTATTTTCATTTCACTATTTGACTTTTCGCACATATCTTGATACACGTTAATCATTCCATCTATATGATTTATGATAATCTGTGTTCTTGCCGCACTGCGTTTGATTGACTCTACAACCATATCAGCTGTTACTCGTGGCTCCCACATTAATTCTTCAATGGCACCAAGTGCATCTTCATTTGATTCTTCGCTTTCAAACACTGCATTATTCACATATTCTTTAAACGTTCTGTAATGACGTATCAAGAGTTTTGTATTATGTAATCTCCTATCCTTTCGGTTGCGTTTTTCTTTGAGTTTTTCTGCCTTAAAGTGTTCCATAGCTGCGTCAGCCCCTGCTTTAGCAGCTACTTTCACTATTTCGGTTAATTCTTCATCAGTTATAATTCTTTTTTCGTCTGCCTGCATTTTTTATACCTCCGATTCCTGTGTTGGTTGTGGGAGTTCGAAGGCTCTCTATAATAGCATTTTTAATTAGGGTCTACCATTCCATCATCATAGAATTTAAGACCGCACTCCTCATACATGGTCCTTTTGATATTATCGATTTCATCACTTTCTAAAATATCAATTAAAGTTTCCTTTAAAGCTTGTCCCAAGCGGTTCATTCGTTTTTGTTTCCACCCCTCTCTTGAATACAACGGATATATAACCATAGGTAATATGTACTTAATTTTTTCAAACATAGCCTCTGCTTCTGACGATTTTTGAAGACTTACCTTTTTTAGCATATATGGCTTATAACCCTCAAAAATTTTGGTACAGTCAATTCCTGCCTCTGTTCGTAATTCATCATTTAATGCCGGAATATCTCTGTCTTGCTTGCCGACAGAAGTAATATATCTGTTCATATCCACAGCATATCTGTATATCTTAATTTTTCCCCAACCGAATGTTTTTCTTAAACAATATGCAACTGCCATAACGCTATATACAATGCTTAATTTAACCATTTCTTTATCGACTTTCATGAATGTTTGCCACAATGTTTGTTTGTTGTATTTTACATTATTCACACCGTGTTTTTTTGCAATCTCATTAAATTTTTTCAGTAAATTTTCTTGTTCTTTACGTCGTTCAGCCTCTTTTAACGCACGTCTTTTTTTCTTCGCACGTTCGGCCACTTTATTCTTCATTGGTTGCTACCCACCTCACATTCTGTTAATGTCTATCACAATTATTATAACTGTGACGAGTATTGCTAATAATTTTATCATTTTACACCTCATCAAGACGTTGCATATATTCAGTGAAATACCACTTTAATTCACCTTCAAACTGTTTGATAGCCTTGTAAGCCTTTTCAGGTGATGAAAAATATATAACATTTGGATATCTACTTGACCTATCGTAGCTTATTAAAATACGTTCTAACGTATAATCGTAGAAGAATGAAAATTTATCTTCTTCAGTTTCTTCCCCCCAATCTTCCACAGTAATAGGTTGGTCGTGCAAAGCCTGCCATTGTCTTAAACAACGAAACAGTTTATCTGCTCTTGCGTTGTTTTCAACAATGGTTTCATCATTATAGTAATTACCATTGTTGTAATATAGGTCATTTACCAGTGTTCCTCCGCCTCCTATCACTTCGTGTCCGTCATTGATTGTATCATCAACAAAATAGCTGTCGTCTTCATCAACTCTCTCATAGCCTGTTCGGCTTCGTTCCTCGGTCAATCCCAACTCTTTCAGCTGTTTTTCCGACATTTCAACTTGAACGGTTTTACCGTTTGTCTTTATTTTAACTTGCATTGTTAGTCCTCCGTTTGTTTGTTGTACATAAAATAAACTTTAACATTTATTTTAATTAAATTTTTAGTGCAAAAAGCATTTTCCAAAATTAAATTACACTTTATATTCAATTTTCTTTGTAATAGACTCTGCAAATTTTTGTTGTTCTTTTAATTTAGAAGTCAAAATATTCATATCATATCCACTGTCAATAAACTTTTCGCATAGCGGTCTATTACAGTCATTACCGAGTTCTGTATAAATAATGTCCATATCTTCAAAGTCAAAGTTTGTTCCGAGATATTTATTTATACCGTCAAGCATAAATTGATGGTATTCATTATTTTTCTTTTTTGAATTATAATGTTGTGTTTTATGAGCACCTCTTGAAAACCATGCTAAAACTTTGCATTTTATTTCACGCTCATCTTTGCAATTTTCAAGTATAAAATACTCGTTTTCTTTTACCATTGCGATAAATTCGCCATTGTGATTTATAATACTTCCCGGGAAACAATCCATTAACTTTTTAACTTTTTCCCACTCAACCATTTAATTTATTTTTCCTCTCTTTCTACAGTTTCAATATAAGTTCCTCTGCAGGTATGTCAAGATGAGTGATATGTATTTCCGCAAACCAATCACATCCTTTAAATAACACCTTATAATAGCCCTTGCCGTCTTCTTCTAATGCCTTTAAACATTTTAATAATTCTGATACTGTCATCGTTTTATTCCTCCGTTTTATTCATCATTCCTCAAAAATTGATAACAATCTTTACAATGCTTGCAAGTAACTTCAACGCAGCCTCATTATCATGCTTATCACACCCATATTCATTTGAACATAATTTTGCACTTTTTTGTCCTATTTCGTAGCAAATACTCATAAATTCAAGGCTCTCAAAATCACTTTTATTCGGGAATTCTCCGTCTTCGCTCATTCGTCTTTTTGTTTCGCTAAGTATTATATCTTGTACAGCTTCGTCTGCGTCTTTTGAACGACTCATATATGCAACACAACAATCTATAAACCTTAGCTTATCTTCATATCGGTATTCTTCTTTAGTTCCATCAGTAAATTTTCTAAAGCTGTCACGAATAATTACACCAAAATTATTTGGTACATTACTTGTATCCATAGTTACACCCATCGGTAATTTTATAATCATTTTTATTCCTCACTTTCCCGAACGCAGCATAAAAAATAGAAGTTGTGACAATGGTCGCTCACGATTTTTACTATGTGCGTTTTTCGCAGTCTTGAGTATCCAATCATCTATATTACCGTCTATTTGCGTAGGATTTTCAATTTCATCTTTAATTTCTCTTAGCACCGGACACGCTATAAGTACACCGACATCATAGTCTACATCTTTGATAATTTTCTTGTATGTTTCTGCCGTAGTGATAATATAATTTTTATCACCCTCAAAAGTCAAACCGTTTCCGCTATTATAATCTTCTTTGCAGCTTTTTACCTCATAGAAATAAAAATCGCCATGTTCTATACCACTTACAGTTTGATTTTTAGGTACAAACTGTATAAAATCAACACGTCGCATTGTATGTGTTATTTTGCCAATGTACCAATCCATAGTGACCTCACTCGCATAGTATTTACCCATGCCAGATAATCTTTTTTTGACAAGTAACTCACTTAAGAATCTTGTTATTTCCTTTCTGTTCATTTTTATTCCTCCAATAATTCGGGATTATCATATATGTTGCCTATAACAGAAAGATTACCAAAATAACATATATCATTACGCAATCCGTGAGCATTTGTTTTCCCGTCTGGTTCAAGATAAAAACCTATATAGCCGTTATTATAATTAACAAATTTATTACTACCGCATTTACCGAACCTTACTACAAATCTATAATTTTGCGATTTTACAATATCGCCTTCAAATATTTTTTGACCGTTTACATCTGCCAAACCTGTATATTGACCGACTGTATCGGCTATAACCTCAACGGCTTGCATTGTTCGCGGCATATTCCAATCCGCAAACGAATTTACTGTTATTACGTATGATATTTCATCATCTTTCAGCTTATCATCGCCTAAAACACATATTTGTCGCTTTTTCCATATGTGAAAACCTCCATAGCACCATTGATTTGTTTCGGTGCTTTTACCTCGGAATAGTATATCCCTCATTTTGTACCTCCTAATACTTGCAATTAATCTTTAATTTGCTTGCCATTGCATTTTTTATAATTTTCAGCAATGTTTTATTTGTGTATTTCGGTAGCGACTTTTTATTGTAGCCGCTACCCTTAAATCCCTTATACTTTTTGCTCATTTAATCACCACCGCTTCAAATGTTATCACGTTTACTTGCTTTCCTTAAAATGTCCATTATCGCCAGCATTTCATCATAAGAACAATTATCAATAAATCTCATACACGCTCTTATCTCTTTCTCTAATAGGCGACGATTTTTTTCAATTTCTGCTGATTTATAATCATTAAACAAATATCCACGTTCGCCCCAATCGTCATGTTCAAACAATGGTTCAATATTGCCCCACCGCATAAATTGTCTGTCAAAAGAATCTACCGTCACATATTTTCGACCAATCTTTTTTACCGTTACTTCAGTAATCGTTGGTGCTTCTAAGCGTCCGCTATTTGTATAGAGTATATATGCCTTTTGACCGACTGTGAAATCTTTTAATGTCAACTTCTTCATTTCACATCACTCCATTCCAATGCTTGTCCACATTCTACGCAATATTTATCGCCGAATAGTATATATTTACTATCGCCACAATTAGGGCAATGACTCAATCCATATTCTTCGTCAATAATTATTTTCATCGGAATATCTTTTTGCTCATACTCATACAACTTCTCTATTGCCTTTTTCATCGGCTCAAAATTTTTAATTTCTCTGTCTATGGTTTCTTGTGTCACAGGTGGAAACATTTCAGCATTCAGTGTCACACAACCGTTTTTATATTTTTTTGTCAGCATTTTTCCTCCCAACAAGCGCAAGTGGTATCATATATATCTTCTTTTTCCCATAAGCAAAATATTTTTACTTGGCATTCTGCATATACACCAGTTGTATCATCATTTAAAACCCTGAGAAACCTGCATTCATCACATGTTCGCACCTTCGGCTTCAGATATTTCTTAAAATCTATCAGTATTTCTTTTGTATTGCTTTCAGCTTTTGCCGCTTTGCAATACTCCTCGATTGCCTCTATGCAATCATCACAAATATGCACCTTGTATTTGCGTTTCATGTTTGATATTACATGATTATCTATTATCCTTGTCAACGCATGGTCTGACGCTTTCAGCGTTACACCCTGTTTATGACCTATTATTTTATCGCATATATCACAAATATTTACTTTCATTTTGCATCCCTCTCTTTTTAATACAATAGTATTTCATCGTCCTCTTCACGAACATCAACATCATATAAAATCTGTTCGTCAAATTCGTTTGAAATAATAACATGATAATCTTCGCAACCATCACGGATTAACTGTTCTAATCTGTCATATAATTCTTGTACCGTCATATTTCTCTCACCTTTCCTTGTAATATACTGCTTACAGTTGTTCGTATTGTTCCATACGCTCTACAACCTTACCATTTAACAGCCTCGTTAAATCGCTTTTTTTGTTCTGCCGAAGACAGTTGGGTATATATTTGCGTAGTATCAATACTGCCATGTCCCAATAAATCTTTTAATAACGACATATCCACACCGTTATTAAGGGATTGTATCGCGAAGAAATGCCGGAATGCATGCGCGTGCATTACATCTTCTCGTATATCATATTTTTTAGCAAAATCCTTTAATAGTGAATTAACACCTCCTGTGGTCATATGCTGTCCTTTTTTTTGCCCCGGAAACAACCACCGTCCTTGCACGCCTGCAAAATATTCCTTGCTTTCCTCGATCAGTCTATCCGGTATTAATATCCGTCGGCTATGACACTTCGTATCTAAGTCTATGTAGCCGTCCTCTAAATTTTTTTTCTCAAACCGCACAAATTCACTGACTCTTGCGCCCGTTTGTCCTAAAAAGCGGATCATCCAATCCCCTTTCATCTTGTTGTCTGCTTTTAGGCACTTTAATAATTTGTAATACTCTTCCTCGGATATAACATTGTCAACAAACGACTTCTTTTGAACGGGCAATTTATTCACATTCAGTTTTATCCCTTTGAATTTGGCAAATGCTATTAAGCCTGATAATCGTAAATTTATCGTTTTAGGTGTTTTTTTCTCACTTTTCAATAACTGTATCCATTCTTCGACATGCTTGTCATCCAAACAGTCATAGCGAGAGAAAAAATCACTCACGGAGAATACATAGGAATATGTTGTATTGTGTGACCTTCTTTGTTGGGCTAAATATTCCTCAAACTCGGGCATATCTTTGTTTTTTAAGCGTTCGATTTCATCAGTCTGTATATTAGTGTTTAATATACTTGTTGACTGTGAAATATTGTTGTTCTGCTGATTCGAAGTATTAATAATATTTATAACTACATTGCCGCCTTGAGAGCCTTGGGGAAATGCCTGCATTATTTTATTTAATATTTCTACTTCATTCATTTATCCACACTCACCCTTTCCTATACTTATCCTAAATATCGATTATGCTCGACTGCAAGTTTATCTGTATCTATACACAAATATACTTTCGTTGTTTCAATGTTTTCATGTCCGAGCAGTGCTTGTATCTGCTCTATCGGCATACCTTTTTTCAGTGCATTACACGCCATAGTTCTACGAAATCTATGCGGATGACAGTTTGCTACGCCTGCTTTTTCACCGATATTTCTTATATTCGTTTCTACACCGCCCACATTTAATCTTTTGAACGGTTTTTTAATCGAGCAAAACAGATACTCACAATTATCTTTCCGATAATCTATGTACTCGGACAGTCTTAATATTGACCTATCATTAAAAAAGACTTTCCTTTCCTTGTTGCCCTTGCCATGTACAATACACTCGCCTTTACGAAAATCAACATCTTCAATTTTTATTGAGCTTATCTCTCCTACTCTGCAGCCTGTTGATAAAAAGCTTTCTATCATCGCTATGTTTCTGCGTCTCGCCAACTCATTTTTATCGTTTCGGCATACATCAAATATTTTTTCAAGGTCAATCGGTGAAAATGGCTTTTTCACAGTTTTTTCTTGTCTTACAACGTCTATATTTAACATAGGGTCTTTAACAATGTAATCATCATTCACCAAGAATTTAAAAAACGAGCATAATACACGTCTAATGTTATTCAAAGTTGTATTGCTTCTGCCATCTCTCTTTTTGCAAGCCAACAAATACCGAATATCATCAGCCGTAATCCTGTCTAATGGCTTATTTATTCTTATCATTGCATCATCTATAACGCATTTATAGTATTTTAGGCTCTTGTCGGATAAGCCTTTTACTTTCTTCGTGACAAAGAACATTTGGTATCCCTTGCTCAAGTCATCATATACCGCAATAGCTTTTTCTTTAGGTGATACTGTGTAATTGTTCAAAGCCATAACAAGTATGTCCTTAAACTGTCGTATATCCGTTATAATTCCACAATCCATGCACTGAATTGCTACCTCATTTGCAATTCTATCTATCATTTATGTACCTCTTTCATCATACACAATGTGCGATATTTCAATAATTCCACTAAATCCGTAAGACTTTTTTGGCACTTCCCTCTTGTGTGAGATAAATATAATGCTTGCTTAACATTCGGTTCCGGAGCATTATCGCCCCACTGACCATCACCAATCATAGCTCTAACTTTATCAGCATTCTCAGTTAAATATTTGTTGTATACTCTTCCTCTTATTGCTCTTTCTGACTTTCCTATACGCTTTGCTATCAGCGAATATGAATCACCGTTTTTTATACCTTCTACAACAATACGGTGCATATCATCAGTCCACGGATTCCTCCTTGTATCCGCTTTTATTGGACGTTCGCGAATACCAAGGTCCGTACATCGCCGTTGTATTGCCCCCTCACTTCGATGAAGTATATCGGCAACTTCCGCATACCCATATTTCTGTTGTTTTAATAAATATCGCAATTTATCATCTTCATATGGTGTCCATTGGTCTTTTCTTTGTAGTGCGTTTGACTTATAGTCTTTCTTACGTTGTTCGTTTACCCATCCAGGCTCTTTGCCCAAAGCCAACGGCTCCATCTTTGAAAAATCTAAAAATGAACGATTTTTTTCAGCCCATTTCCAAAACTCATCTAAATAGATAATTTTAAAAGTATTATTCATAACTTTCTTGTTGTGAACAGGCATACCTCTATTTTCTATCCACGACTTCTTGTAGTATGAAGAAAATGGTCTTCCTGTCAATGCTATTGCCACTTGATTTAATGTTACATATGATCCGTTTTCCAACATAGGTCCAAGATTTAATCTTCCCGCTTTTAATTTTATGGCATTGACACTGCGATTTAGTTTTTGGGCAATGTATGGAATTGAAACAGTTCCCCATTTCTCTTTGAGATATTCAACATCTTCTTTGGTCCATTTTCTGTTCATGGAATCACTCCAATACAAGTTTTATTACGGGAAGTACCCAACTACATAAATAATAGTCAGATACTTCCTATTGTAATTTTTTTATTTTATCTTATGTCTTATAATAGCAACTGCCCCTCGCTCTTTAATTTCTTGTGCCACCATTTTATCCTTTTCAGTCATGTCCTTTTCCAAAGCCTCTAAAATAAGCTTTAGAGTTGCTATAACTGACGGAACCGCATAACGAGGCAGTAGCTGGATTACTTCTCCGATATCCTCCATATACATTTCTGCCATTTTATAATTCATGTCCATAAACTTTTCTTTAATCATCGGACGTAAAATTTCCGACATATTTTTATTACCCATTATTTCATGAAGAAATAACATTTCCTTTTCGCAGCTTTTGAAAATTTCTCTCCTTTGTTCCGTTGTGTGCATTTTATTAATTCTCCTTTTCATCTTCCGTATGAATACCTACAACAGTTTTAACCTTATCCGCAAAGGTCGCAATTTCTTCTTCCGGCACATTTATTTGTGATACGATAACTGATTTTGTTTTCAATTCATTGTCAGTGTCACTTTGACGTGGTGCAGGTACATCTACTATTTGACCGACTTCAACAGGTATTTCTGTTTTATAGCTGTATTCTCTGCCTCTCGGTTCACTGTCTTTATCCAAAAATCTGCATTTTATAATATTTGTCATCTTAATCTCTCCTTTATCAATTATTCATCTTCAGCGGTATATAATTCATGCGTACCGTCCATTAGGGCTTTTTCTTCATCTGACATTTCATATCCTATCGTTGTTAATCCGTCATAAAGTCGTTGCAGTTCTTCATTCCCACAATAACACCCCTTATAATCAAAGCAATTCGTTACAGTGTTGTCACCGTATAATACATAACCTGCAATAACCATTTTATTCTGTTGCGTTTTACTTGAAAGATTATATATTCTTTGAACATCTCGGGTGTCTGAAATATCATCTTCATCATACTCGACATCTAACATATTAAGAAATTTCTCTACATCAAAACAATTATCTTCCAACAACGCTGTAATAAGAAAATTTTCCAAATTCTTAGAAGTGGCTTTTTCATTCAGTTTAAAATCTTTCACAAAATTTCGTCTGAGATTATACGCACGTTCCGTGGCTTCCTTAAGCCTTTGTATTCTGTTATCCCTTTCTTCCTTAATCTTATTTTCTCGTTCTGCTTGTTCCACTTGTTCTTTTTGTATTTGTTGCCTGGTCTGTTCTTCTTCAGCCGTACGGCTACGGTATAGTGATACACCTACACCGCTTCCATAACATTTATAATACAATTTTGTATCGTCAGGAATTGAAAAATCGTTTATATTCTCTACATTAGCACACCAACCAACATATACTAAACCGTCTGTATCCGTTATCTTTTCAGCAATTTTATTTAATTTTTCAAATAGCTGTTTTCGTTTCTCTATCTCTTTTTCCGCATTGACGGCACGCAATAGGTTATTCTCAAAATTATTGGTTCCGATAGTCTTAAGCACTTCATTTCGCTTTTTATCGTCTTTAATTTCAAATAACTTATCATACTCCGACATGGTTATCTGTCTGCCCTCGGTTTCCTTGAACACATCACTGTCCAACTTCAACAAACGAGTTCTACGTCTTACAGTGCTTTCGGAAAAACCAGTTTTTTCTGCAACTGTTTCAACCGTTTCGCCCAAATCTAACATCATCTGTATTCCTTGAGCTTGTTCATATACAGTCAAATCCGAACGTTGCATATTTTCAAGCAACATTGTTGCTATCTGTTCCTTTGGGCCCATTTCACGAATAACGCACGGTACAGTTTTCAATCCCGCTTGTTTTGCCGCCGCCAAACGTCTGTGACCGATTATTACGGTATATTCACCGTACCAATAACCTGTTGCCGGAACAACCGTAAGATTTTGCAATATACCGTTTTTCTTTATACTGTCCGCCAGTTCCGTTACATCACCTATATTTTTTCGAGGATTTGCGTCATGTGGATGTAATTTATCAACTTCAATATACACGATTTCAGATTTTGTCTGTTCGTCATTATTGATTTTCTCTGTATCTTGTGATATAATTTTGTCTAAGTTATTTTGATTTGTAGTTTCCATATCCAAACTCCTTTCAAAATAATGATAGCTGACCGTTCTTTTCGGTATTAAACTCGTTTCTATCTATATCTTGCGAGTTTTCTACTGGCTGGGCGGTCTTTTCTTTTTCATCATTATTTGTTATCGTTATATTTTTTTGCATGGTTTTATCAAACATATGAAACATTCTTCGCCAATTCCAAACATCATTGAAATACATTGGTGTATACCAATAACAACTATCTTCTTTTGTCATTTCATACAATGACTCGTTTGCCGTTATTGGATTCGCCATTGTATCGCCAATCTTAACATACCCGGCACACCCCAATAGAGATAATTGTGTATAACACATCTTGGCCGTAACTGCATCTATATCTTGAGCAACAAATAGGATGTGATTTTGCCAATTAAATTGTTTTATTTCTTCTGCCGCAGTATTTGCTACCGCAACAAGCAATGCGCCTGCTCCACATGCCGGGTCATTTACAGATACAAATCCATTTGCTTTTATTTCTTGTTCTATATCATTTTTTTGTAATTGAGCAGTCATTTTACACAAACTATACGGTGTAAAAAACTGTCCTTTCCAATGGCTTCCCAAGTCCAGAGCCATATACAACTCTCCAAGGAAATCGCAATCCCTGTTTTCCTCCATGCCATTGATGACGTGACCCATCATCTCAGGAAAGATTGCCTGTTCTTCCTTTGTGTATTTGCGAATAATTTGCATATACATTTCTTCTCTCGGTTTGAAATGCACCCTATCTATGCCATTTGATATGGCACAGGCAAACATTGATATGAAATCAGCGAATATTTCCCATGTTTGATATTTACCGCCGAATTTCTGAATACACTTCACAAACTCGGCTTGATATTGATTTCGAGTTCTTATTTTACCCATCAATTATCTACTCCTTTATTCCAACTCTACTTTAAGAGTCGGATACTTTTCTCGGAACGATTTCATTTTTAACTTGAATTCATTGGTTTTCACCCCTTTCGTGTCAACAATGCGACTTGTTCCGTCATTGTTGAAGATTACGAAATCTGCAACATATTCAGTACCTCGTTCTATACTCCCTACACCCTCTGTCACAACAAATCTTGCTTGACGACAGAAACCTTTTATCTCTCCTGCTCTTGTAAGCAACTTTAACTGACAATAATAATCGGCTTCCTTTTTACTGTCAAAACATATACCATCAATCCAAGTTTTTTGAGAAGAGTATTTATTTTTAGGCTTTGGACTGCTTGTGTTTTGTTCCGTATTCTGAATATATCGTGCATACTCCGCTTCACTCCAACGCATTAATCAATAAACCCCTTTTCTCTTGCCAGATAATATAATTTATTTTCTGTTGTTTTACCTATACCTTTCATTCCTGCCACACAAGTTAAAAACTTACTCACACTTTTATCCCGTGTATCATTCTTGCCTTGTGTATCATCTATGTATTTACACAACTGCTCATCTGTCATTTTGCGAATTTTAACTGCCCTATCGTGCATTTCTTTTTCTGTATCAGTCATTCTGCAACTGCGTTTTTTCATGCGATCACCTCCATATTTTCTATTGTGTCTAAACTAAATAACGTTTCATTTACAGCTTCATCGCACAACATTACTGCAAGTGCGTTAATCATATGAGGTTGTATTTGCTTTACGGCATACTTGCTGATTTTTTCTTCAAAGGTTATTCTTATATCATTTATTCCTCTCATTTACTTCCTCAAGTTTCGGCATTTTTGCGGATATTTCCTCAACAAATTTTTTTACGCTTTGTGGCAAACTTTCATATTCCTGTTTGCTTTTCGTTTGTGAACGAAAATTCCGCATAAAATTACTTGCTACTACGGTATCGATTTCATCTGCACTTACCTTAGCCCATTCGTGTATCATCAGAGGGTTTCCTATTGCCGTTTTTACCTTGTCAGGCAACTTTTCATATTCAGCTTTATATCCGTAAATTCCATTACGGATGGCTTTTCGCACCATGCTCCAAGCCTCACCCTCTGTCAGTTCCGGTTCTTTGGTTAATAGCTGTATTTTTTCTATTACCTCAGCTATTGTCGGTGGAAACTTGCTTGATACAATCAATGCTTTAGCTGCATTTGAAACAGTTTCATAGCTGTAATCGGCAAGCATAGACGCCCATAATGTTGTTACCTGTCTTGCTTCTTTCACGTCTATATTTGCATAGTAGCGTGGGTATGCAGCCTTAAATACTGCCATTATTTTAGCGGTTTCTTGCACTGTCATAACATATCATCTCCATTCTCAAATGCACCGTTATTAATCAGTTCAAAAAAAGGATTATTATTTCTTTCGCCATAATCATTTCTTTGTGTAGGTCTGTCGTCATAGTTGCCGTCAAGTGTTTTCGCCATATTTGAATCTTTTATCAACCAATCAAATGTAGCGGACCAATTACGATTATTCGCCCCTTTAAGAAAGCTACTGTTTTCTGCTTTCTCAAACAGACATTTAAAATCATCAATACTGTATTGTCTAAGTCGTGCTTTAATTGCTTTTTTTCGATTGTCTGACATAGACCGTAATTGTGGATATGATGTGCATATACTGTTATACATATCTTTGATTTGCTCATATGGTGCAGTTAGGCGGTGGGAGTTATCTATTCTACTTTCCTCTACTCTATTCTCCTTTACTTTATTTTCTTCTATTCTACTTTGTGAATTAACTTTACTTTTATCGGGGTTATCTTTACTTTTAACTTCGTTTTCTTTATCGGAAACCTTTTTAAATGCAAGTTTATTAAGAATACCTTGCGGAACATCTTTTTTATCAGATGTATCAAGCAGAAAGTATTCTTCAATAAATGTGAAATTTTCGCGGCTGTTTAACATTCTTATAAAGCGCCGCTGGATACCCACAGATGTCAATGCTCCAAACATTTCAAACACCCTTTTATCAAAGAAAGAACATCTGATACACCCGGAAATAAACTCTGCAACAAACTCAGGAGAACAACCACATCCCGCACCATCTGACACAAGGTAGCACTTGTTTTTATCCCATTTGATGAAATATCCATTTTTGCCGTATAAGTCACATAATATGTAGTCTAAAAGATACATTCCTTTCGAGCCAAACTCCGCTCTTAAAAGTCGCACTTTATCATCTGCATAAAAATCAGTATCTTTTGGAAAATAATCAACCCCATCTTTCAAGGGTCTTGCCATATTATTCTCTCACCTCCTCAAGCTGCAAAAACTGTTTATCACGTTCAAACAGCTCGTTATATACAGCCTTTCGTCCTAAATTTAGTATTTTGCATAAGTACGAATCAAGTATTATTCCATATACATGATACTGTTTTAAAAATTCGTTTTTGCCCATATTATGAGCCTGTATATGGTGCTTGCGGCATAACGCAATAGCATTCATACCTACATGAACAATATTATTTCTATCCCTACCCATACCGACAGCGTCTAAGTGATGTACTTCTGCCTTATCATTGCAAATAGCACACTTCCTATGCTCCAAGCACATATATAAATATTTACCGATTTCTTCGGCACGATTAAGCATGGTATCGAGTGTCGGTACATTCCATTCAAAACAGAATTTTATCAAATATGATATAAAACCTGTTGCAGTTTCCATATCCGCTAAATTAGGCTTTTTTGGGGATAAGCTGAAATACTCAAGGTCATTATCCATACAATAATTTGATGTAAAGTATTTACGCAAATCTTCACTGTCATGTCCGCTCCAATCGGCTATCTCACCGATTATTGCAAATATTTTTCGTCGTTGTTCAGATGTACATTCCCGACCGTCGCATAACCGTAATTCAACATTTTTAACTTGTTTTCTAATCATCTCACGGCTTATCGGTTCTTGTGGAATTATCAGCATATTACAGCCGTCATACTCTACAATTTTTGCTGTTGTAATCTGTGACATTCTTATCCCCTACCTTGTTATTTATCAATGTGTTCGTGCAAGAAGATATATCTGCTTTTCGAAGTCATATTTGAATATATAAAATCTTCAGCTTCTTCCTGCGACAGATGTTCATTCATGGCTCGTACTTCATACGCATATTCGCCCTGTTCTTTTTTGTCTGCAATTTTACGCTTAATTTCTTCTTTTTTGTAATTTGCTTCAATGAAGTAATAATCATATCCTTTTGCGCTGATACCCTGCATTGTTCGGGTATCTGTTGCGTACAACACTCTCTTTCGTCCGAAATATAGCCTATATCCGCAGTTCGGAACGTCATGATATAGTTTGATAGGCGACAGAGCAAACACCTTATAATCGTATCTTTTTCCTATGTCATATACATCAATTTGTGTTGGTGAAACTCCACATTCTATCAACTTGGGAACCATCCAACGACAACAACCAAATCTCAAAGTTGGACGTTCCGCCGCCAATTTTCGTATAGTTGACGGTCGGAAGTGGTCCGAGTGTTCGTGTGTAAGTAAGACCAATCTTATATGCTTGTACACATCTTTTAGTTTTTTGAAAGATACACCACAATCTATCAATATATCATCAATTTTAACTGCATTACCTTTAGAACCTGTGGCTATGATATTATATCGAATCAATATCTATCGCCTCCTGCTCGGACGTTTCACTGCCACTCATTTCTTGTTGTAAATTTTCTTGTATCAGTGGCTCTACATTGTCGCTATCTTGCACCATATCCAGCTCAGGTTGTGACAACGGAATTTGATTATCACTATCATTATCACTATCATTATCAATGTATGTATAATCCGTTTCAGATTCTATGACAGCCATATCTTTCTTTAGGACATTCTCCATCTCTATCGATACAACACCCCATTTTGAAATGAGTTGTCTTAACATTGTTTTCATAGCCATATCATCAAAATTCTTATACCAAAATGAAGAATATCGCCACATATCTTTTTCAGGGACTTCACCATTTTGTATTTTTTCGTACATTTCCGCACTGAATGCTGCCGAATACTTGTCTGCATGAGCCATCATTTTTCTGATGGACCAATATATTGCTTTGCGGTAACCCGTATGATACTCAAACATGGCATAATAGCCTATTGTTTTCGCTTGTTCTCGTTCAAGTTCATCCTCAATAAGTTGTACGTCAATTTCTTCTTCCAACGGATTAAAATGAATAAGTTCGCCGTCTTTTATCGGCAAGACAACAATTTTTTTATACTGTCCTGTACGTTGAGCCAACTGCACATATCCCTTATAGCCCATTTGGAACTGTGCCTTTTTCACAGTATGTTTTTTCCACTTGCCATTGTTATCCAATATATGATTGCCGTTTTCATCTAACATCCACATTGTTTTTCCGTATTTGTCCTTTAGAGCCGTTTCATACGGAACTAAATAGCAATAGCCTAACTGTGGTGACATAGAAAGATTTAAACTATCTGCTAAAAATGCAGCAGAAAGAATTGTACTTGCTTCACATTCTTGCAGTTGTGGATTATTCGCAACTACCGTTGATACATTTGCTATAAAGTTATTGGCACGTTGAGGGTCTTTCAACGTGTTATTAATCAATTTTTTGTATGCCGGTGTAGTTATTGCTACACTGAATTTCGGTTTTTGCATATTACTTGCCATAATGCACACCCTCTCTTTCCATAAACTCAATTAGCTTTGGTTTAAATTCTCTCAATTTTTCGATTGCCTCGTCTTTTGATGTTGCCTCGATATAAGCAGAGAAATTAAACGGATATTTGTTTAATTCTACTTGCGGAGGTGTAAGCTGTTGTTCAACGTGTACAGGCTCTTTTACAGTTTGTACAGGTTCTTCATTGTCACTTTCCGACTGCATCTGTGCTTGTTGTCTTGCTGCTTCCGCAACAGCTTGTGCCGCCGCTATTCTCTTTGCACGCTGTTCTTCCTGCTTTATTTTTCTTTCTTTTTCAGCTTGAATGGCTTTATGACGTGCCGCAACGGTGCTTACTGCCTCAGACACATTTAGATGTTTCTTATATTCAATCAATACTTCTTCTTTGTCTTCTTGTATATCAATAGCCTTTAAATCGGTTGCTACACGCTCTACAATATTATTTACTTGCTCTTTTAGCTTTTTTTCCGATACTGATAATGTTATTTTCAAGCCTAATTGTTCAAATGAAATGAAATCAATATTTTTGGCAGTAACCAATTCTTCAAAATACTCTTTTACCGAATTTTCTTTTGCGAGTTTTAATCCATCTTCGATAACATCAATTTTGGCTTTCAGTTGAGAATTGGCTTTGGTATATAGTCCTACACAATCCTTGTATTTATCTTGTACTGCCTGTATCGGTGCAATAACTTTTTCAAGTGCCGTTTTATATACTTCATCAAGTCTTGATTTTTCAGCATTCATAGCCGCACGCATTTTTTTGATTTCCTGTCTGTTTTCCTCTGATACTGTAACAGTATCAGCAAATGCAGTACGTCTTTGAATTTCCGCTTTCACCTTGTCCAACTGTTCCGATATGACCGGAAGTTGGTTTATAACTATTAAATCCGGATTATCTTTTACGATAATCATTTCTTCTTTATCGTTCATCTCGTTCCTCCTCATACTTTGCGTCAGCCATTACGTCCCAATAATCATCCGGTCTGCCATTATCAAAATAATCTTCGCCGTAATGACCTGTTCTTGCTTCTTCCATTGCCATAAGTGCGTCATAGCTATCACTATTAAAAATCATTGACAACTCACCTCATTTCTGATAGAATAAAAATATGGTATTATTTTTATGTACCTGATTGCATTGACCGCATTGAGCTGCAACTCTGCGGTCTATTTTTTTTCAATTTTTAAACTCAATTCGCAATGACATGCACTACCGAAGTTATCATTTTCTCGGTACATCTTTGTTCTTTTAAACTCTTTTTCTCCGAATATGTTACAACAATTTATCATTTCATCATCAAGCTGAAATGCTGCTCTGAATAACATACATGCCTGTTCACGACTATCAGCATTTATAATCACCCAACCGCCTTTAAACGGTTGATTTTCTGAACCGAATGTAAAGTAAAATTTCATAATTTGCCACCTCCTATTATCATCATTAAACTTTCTAAGCCTATCAATATCATGCTGAATATAACAACTGATATGATATACTCTAATTTTTCTTGCTTTTGTTTCAGTTTTAATCCCCTCACTTTCTTGCACCTTATAAGCACATATAGACAGGGTTGCTATACATATTTATTTCGGATAATAAGTAATAGTTTTAACAGCAGAACTGTATGGAAATTAATTCATAGGATTTAGTTTTAATTTATAATTTTAACAACCCTGTCCGTATCTGCTTATAAGGCTTGTACTATATCTCACAGACACATCAGAACCGCCAACACATTAAAGATAAGTTTTATGGGACGTCTTACACATTAAAAGTTGACGGCTCATATCTGCCTGCGAGATTTTATTTATTATTTACTTGTTTATAATTGCCAAAATTTGATTTGTATCAGCATTCCACTTCGCATCAAATTTGCGTTTTATTATTTGTGGCTTTTTCTTAGCTGCATATCTGCCGTTTTTAAGTGTAGGTAAAACCTGTCCCTCTCCAATCCATAACTTACGTCCCTCCGGACTTAAGCTATTCCATATATCAATTATCAATTTCATTGCGTCATCCATTATTTTTTCCTCCAATAATTTTCATTCCGACAAATATGCCGATACCGAATGACACCATTGCCAAACCTATCTGTATCATTGTTATCCTCCGTTTCTTGTTTGACATAATTAATGAGCTATGTTATAATGATATTGGTTGTGGGAGTGTGTACGCATAGGGCGTCACGCTCTCTTTTTTATTTCGTAAATAACCGCTCATAATTACTACCCTGCCTTATCTTGTTTATTCATTGCAAAATGCGGTAAAGCATTTGCTCCAATTCGCTTGAGAATTGCATTAACATCTTCCGGTGTTTTGTCGCGACAATAATCATCTGCAATTTTTACATTGGTGTTACCAATCTTAAATTCTTCAACAAATTCACTCATATAATCCACCTCCTAAATTAATATATTTACATCACAAATTGTCCTATTCTGTTTTTGACAAATTCTTTTTCGCCCATAATTTCAGTGATTGAGCCACGTTAGAGATTTCATCTAATGTTTTTATGACATTATTTAATTTCGGTCGTTCTTCGACAGATATGACACCGTCAGCGGTTATATCTAATAGGTCTTCTTTCACATTTGATATCTCGCGTAATGTCGATAATGCTTTGATTGTAAGCCTGTCCAAATCCTCAATTTCAATTTTCGGAAATTCAGCACCCAAAGGGCAAACATTGGAACAGTACCAATTTTTCAATTCGGGAGCATTATATACATCTGCCATCATCATAATACTTTCGACCGGAACAACTTTTGTTAAATCAAGTTCGTAACTTGCTAAAGTTGAACTTGACAATCCCAACATTTCCGCCGCTCCCTCACGACTGTTTAATTTGTCATTGTACTTTGCCGCCGCTAATCTGCACTTGCAGTACATATTGTTGGCCGCTTTTGTAGGGTTACTTCCCATTTATTCCGCCCACCTTTCATGTTATAATTTAGATAATGAAAATTAAACAGAAGACTCAAAAAATTGCGTCCAAGGGAAATTAAGCAGTTTACCCAACGATTTAGCGGTTGTTACGCTTGGTTCACAATCACCATTTTCTATTGCACTTATCAACTGTCGAGTAACTCCAATTTCATCCGCCAATTTCTGTTGTGTTAAATTTGCCTGTTTTCGCAAATCAATAAACCACTTTCTCATATTGTCACCTCCTCTAATGCAATTTGAAATTGCTTTTCATCTTTATTATAGCAATCTTAAATTGCATTGTCAATAGTTTTTGCAATTATTTTTTGCTTTTCGTAATATTTTTAGCAATTTATTTTTGCTTTTGTTGTTATGGCAAATTATATTTGCTATAATTAAATCGAGGTGTATATGATATGTTAGGAAATAGATTAAAAGAGTTACGAACAAGCAAAAAAATGACGCAAGATGACATGGCTAATTTATTAAATATTAAAAGACAAACTTATAGTGCGTATGAACGTGGCATAAGCTTTCCTGATATAAATTCCGTTTCATATATGGCAGACTTTTTTAATGTGTCTGTAGATTATATATTAGGAAAAACTGATATACCGACAGTTCCTACACCAGAACAAAATAACGAATTTTCTGAAGCATTAAAAGATTTTTCTGAAGAAGAAAGACATCAGATAGAAAATTATATAAAATTCATCAAATCCCAACGGACATCCAAGGAGTGA